GCGCGATGATCGGTCCGAGTACGAAAAACTCCCCAAACGCGTTCGCTCCGTCATTGAGCATTGTCGAAACGGCAAGACTCTTTGTCGTGGGTATAGGCCGCGCGCCATCGGCGAAGAGGCTGACGTAGTAACATTCTGGTTCGAGCCAGGTGGCCGTCCAGCGCCGCCCGCATCATCATCGGAGGCAATCCGAAAAGGTTATCTGCGTCCGCTCGATGCGGGTCTGTTCGGTGATGGCAACGCCCAGAGCTACGGGGCGGTCGATCATGGATGACCCCGACTTCACCGGCATGGGGCCGTTCGCGGACGACCTCAATGCAGACAGGCGCGGCAAGCTTGCGCTTCGTTTAACCAAAGCCTGTCGGATCGTGCCCGCCGCAGAGCCTGCGGCTCTGGCCCTCGGAAGCTTGTTCGACCCGGAAAAGCGCCGGGAGGCCATGCAGGTTCTGAACGGCCTATCGCCCGTCCTGCGGCGGCACATCATGGCGCGATATCAAAGCCTGTCGCGCCTGTCCGGAGACGGGCCATGCTGACGCTCCGACCCTACCAGCGCGCGGCCCTCGACGCCCTCTACGCCCACTTCAAGGACGGCGGTCAGAACGGCCTCATCGTGCTGCCTACGGGTGCGGGCAAGGCGCTGGTGATCGCGGCGCTCATCGCTGAAATCTCCGGCTGGTATCCGGACAAGCGCATCGCGGTCGTCACCCACTCCCGTGAGCTGGTCGCCCAAAACTATGCCGAACTCAAGGGTTACTGGCCGGCCGCACCCGCGGGCATCTACTCGGCGGGTTTGGGCCGGAAGGACACGCGGTCCAAGATCCTGTTCTGCGGGATCGCGTCGGTCCACAACAAGACCCGGCTGCTCGGCGCGTTTGATTTCGTCATCGTGGATGAGTGCCACCTCATCCCCCGCAACCGAGATACGTTCTACGGCCGGTTCTTGCGCGACCAAGCTGGCGCTCGCCTCATCGGCCTCACCGCCACCCCGTTCCGCCTGGACAGCGGTCGGTTGAACACGGGCGAAGACGCCATGTTCGAGGCCGTGGTCTACGACGCTAACGTCCGCGATCTCATCGACCAGGGCTACCTGTCGCCCCTGGTGTCGAAGGCGACGGCACTAAAACTGGACGTCAAGAATGTCGCCAAGCGGGGCGGCGACTATGTGCCGGGTCAACTGGCGGCAGCGGTCGATCAGGAAGCCATCACCCGCGAGGCCGTGGCAGAGGTGGTCGAGCGCGGCGCGGATCGCAGGGCTTGGCTGGCGTTCTGTTGTTCGGTTGAGCACGCGATCCACGTCCGCGATGCCATCCGTGCCCACGGCATCACCTGTGAGACCGTGACAGGCGAGACACCGTCCGGCGAGCGGGACCGGATCATCCGCGACTTCAAGGCGGGCCGCATCCGATGCCTCACGTCCATGGCGGTGCTCACCACCGGGTTTAACGTGCCGGCTGTGGACATGCTGGCCCTATTGCGCCCCACAAAATCAGCGGGCCTCTACATCCAGATGGTCGGCCGGGCCATGCGCAACGCGCCCGGCAAGGCAAACGCCCTGGTGCTGGATTTCGCAGGGTGCGTCCGGGAGCACGGCCCCATCGACTGCGTGTCGATTCGGGAGCCGGGCGCCAAGGCTGGGATCGCGCCCACGAAGGAGTGCGAGCACTGCCACAGCTACATGCCGATCTCGGCCGTGGAATGCGCGGATTGCGGCACGGCGTTCCCGGTCATTGAGCGCGGACCGCGTGAAATCAAGATCGAGCGCGAGGCCGACGCCATGAGCCTGATCCTATCGACCGAACCACCCTTGGCCCTGGCCGTGAAGTCGTGGCGGTTTCGAGTTCATGAGAAGACTGTGGACGACAAGGTGTCCCGCACCCTGCGCGTCGATTTCTTCTGCGGCCTGACCAACCCGTCCATCTGGCTTTGCCCCGAGCATCGCGGCGCGATGCGTCACAAGGCCGAGCGGTGGTGGAAGATGGTCGGCGGCGACGAGATGCCAGCGACGGTCGCGGAGTGCGTGGCGCAGTCGGCATTTCTGGAGCGGCCGACGCACATCAAGACCCGGCCGAACGGCAAGTACACCGACGTGGTCGGGTATGAGTTTGCGCCTGCGGACATGCTGGTGGGGGCGGCATGACCCGCCCCTTCGACAACTCCGGCGCCTGCTTTGTCTGCCGTCGCTCCGCGACGGGCTTCGGCGTCCACCGTGGCGACCGCGTCGGGTGGATGTGCCTCGAATGTCGCGACTCTCACGCAGGAAGGATCGCCATCTCCATGACCGAACCCGCCTTCGACCAATACGAGCGCGACGCGCTTGTCCACGCCGGCAATGACGGCGGCTCGTTTCTGGATAGCCTCGGCATCACCGACCTCTCACAACTGCCGCCCGAGCACTACCACCGCTTTCTGGAGATCGTCGTGAACAGCTTCGGAGAAGCCATGCGTCACAGCCTGAAGGATGCGGCATGACCGAGATCATCGAACGCGTCGCCGACGTACTCCAATCTGCCACGGCGCTCGACCGTCCGGAAGCGATAACCCTGGCGCGCCGTACAATTAGCGCCATGCGCGAGCCAGACCGGGTCGTGGTCAAGGCCATGTGCCGGTCGCTTTACCCAGAATGCCGGCCCATGCCGGATCGGGTTGGAGCATCCGAAAAACACCGCATCCGGTGGCGGGCTGCCATCGACCGCATCGTTCGCGAGCCGGAGACCGTCGCATGAGCACCACTCTCCCGTGGATCTTCGACCCCGCGATCCATCAGGTTCTCTCGAACGTCTCCGTGGCCCTGGATCTGGCGCAATCGGGCGTGGCGGTGTTTCCGTGCCAATCGGACAAGAGGCCGTTCCCTGGCCTATTCTGGCGCAAGCAGAGCACCACCGACACGCAGACCATCGAGCGGTGGTGGGAGCGGTGGCCCGACGCCATTCCGGCCATCGATCTCGCCAAGTCCGACTTCCTCGTCATCGACTGCGACGGCGCGGTGGGGATTGAGGACTGGCGGAAAGTTACAGACGGTCGCGCGCCCAACGCGCCCACCATTTCGACGCCGAATGCCGGGCAGCACGTCTATTTCCGGCGCGGCGGACGCCCTCTCGGAAACTCCACAGGCGGCCTGCCGGCCAAGCGAGACGGGGGCGGGCTCGATGTTCGCGGAGCCGGGGGCTACGTCATCGCCCCGTGCGCCACCCTGATCGATGGCCGGCGCTACGAGCCGAGCGAGATCAGCATCCACCACGCGGACGAAGCTCCGGACTGGCTGATCACGATCCTGGAAGGCCATCGCGAATTCGCCGTCACGGTCACGCCGGGCGCCCCCGTTTCCGACGAGCGCAAGCGCGCCTACGGCGAGCGGGCTTTGCTGGAGGAAATGGCGACGCTGGCCCAGGCCGGTCCCGGTACCCGGTCGAACGAGGCCAACCGCATCGCCTTCCGGATCGGCCAGCTCGTCGGGGGCGGCTGTCTGACGGAAGCGGAGGCGTACAGCCACCTACACAACGCGGCGGCGTCCTGGGGCATCCCAGCCAACGACAAGGCCCTGGGGCCGCGTGGGACGATTGCACGGGCCATCCGCGACGGCGCCCGCTCCCCGCGCTTCTGTCCGGACGATCTTCCCGAACCCGAGGTCGACGCCTACGCCCGCGCCTTACTGACGCCGAAACCCATTCACGTCGACGAAGACGGCGTCCTATTAGACGAAACGGGTCAGCCACTCCGGCCCGTCGTGATCCCCGGTCAATTCGACTACCCGGACCACAAGCTCCAGGTCGGCGGTCTCGTCGGGGAGATCGCCGAATGGATCATGCGGACCGCTATGTTTCCATGCCGGCTGTTTGCCGTTTCGGCCGCGCTGGCGGCGGTCGGCACCGTCGTCGGGCGACAGGTCTACACGGGCGTCCCACGGGCCGGGACGGCGCTGTATTGGCTCACCATCGCGCCGACCGCAGGCGGCAAGGACCGGCCGCAGGAGGCGATCAAGCAGGCCCTGCAAGCCGCCGATCTCGGCCACCTCGTGCGGACGTCGGTGTCGTCATCGGCCAAGCTCGGCCTGTCGCTGTTCGAGCAGCCCGTCCAGTGCCAGGTGATCGACGAGGTCGGCAAGGTGCTGCGCAAGTTCGTGTCGCGCAACGCCACGAGCCAGGAGATGAGCCTGCTGGACGACTATTGCTCGATCTGGGGGAAGAACCTCGGTTCGTTCGAGCCGGAGGGTGTCACCACCCGCGCCGATGTCTCTATTCGCCAGCCCTCACTCACGTTCTACGGCGCCACGACGCCGGTCAATTTTTACGAGCAGCTTCGGGCCGCCCAGGTCGCGGGTGGCTTCCTCAACCGCTTCCTCGTGATGCAGCGACACCAGCGCGTGCCGGAGAACCCCGCGATCCAGCCCGAAGACGGCGTGCCGGATATCATTGTGGATGGCCTGAGACGGCTGCACACGTGGCAGGACTGCGTCGCCGGCCGCCCATCGGATCAGGTGAAGGACGCGGCCATGCCGCCACTACCGGTGGTGATCCCGGAGAGCGACGAGGCCGCTGCGCGGCTGGCTGAATGCCGCGCGAAGGCGCGTGAGATGATCGTGCGATCCGACGAGGAACCTATCCTGGAGGTCTACGCTCGCTCGGCCGAGATGGTGAAGCGCATGGCCCTGATCCTGGCCTGCGGCCGGCACTGGCGGGACATGAGCCGCTGCCGGATCGAGGCGTGCGATGTCGACTACGCCGCCGGGCTGGTCAATTGGTCCATGGACAGCTTCGTCCGGGGGCTGGGGCTCTACATGGCCGAGAACGAGCAACAGGGAAATCAGAAGCGCGTCCTGGCGATCATACGAGCCGCCAAGGGCGGGTGCTGCACCCGGAATGAGCTTTACCGCAAGATCGACGGCAAGCTGACCGGCCGGGAGATCCAGGCGATTATGGTGTCTCTGGTCGAGGCGGATTGGGTGGAGGTCGTGGTCGAGAAGCCTCCGGTCGGGTCGAAGGGAGGTCGGCCAAAAACGCTCTATCGAGCAACATAGGCCCTTAGAACCCCGCTTCGGCGGGGTTTTTTGTGCGCCCTTTTCGACCGGCAGGTAATGACGGAATTTCGTTTCGACGGGCGCTTCTGAATGGTCAAGCTTGGTTACGACCCCCCATTAAAACGGGTGCGACAAACCGTCAAAACCTACGAAGCCATCCTATTGATATATATAATAAAAAAACATTTTTTTTATATTATAACGGTTATGGATGGTATGGTGTGTGTCTCTCTCTTTTTTCTCTCTTTTTTGCTCACTTACCTATAGGGGGGGGTCGTAACCCCAAAACCCCTAATCCCCTGCGGATAGCCCCGAGCGGCCAGCCCCTATCCGGGCCGCGCCATGTTATACCGATACGTCTTCGGCATGGGCCTGTGCCGGTGACATCTGGTCCCGACGACGCGGCGCCTGGCGGCCGGCGTCTCAGTCAGGAGCTGTCGATGCCTTCGACCGAGAACGACAACGACATCCGCATTTGGATCGCCGCGTACACCGCGCCCAATTCCGAGATCGCGGTTCGCGATGCGATCACCGCCCTCGGCTACCCCGTCCTCCTTCCGACCGGCATGGTCGAGATGATGCACGCCCGCCGGAAGATGATGGTCGACCGGCCGGTCTTCCCCCGATACGTCTTCGTCGGGGTGCCGCATGGCCGGTCCTGGTATCCGCTCAAATCGGTCACAGGGGTCTCTGGAGTGCTTTCCTCGAACTCCGAGCCACAATCCCTCAACCCGCGCGCCGTGGCCCTTCTACGGGCCGCTATGGAGGCCGACGCCTTCACCGAGGAAAAGGCCGTGCCGTTCAAGGCCGGTGACAAGGTCGAGGTGCTGATCGGCCAGACGCCGGTCGAGGCGTTTGTCGAGAGCGTCACGCGCCTCCTTCCGGCTCAGCGCATCGACGTGATGTTCAAAATGTTCGGCAAGGAACACAGGCGCTCTGTGCCTGTTGACCAACTGCGCGCGGCGTAGTAAGCAAATCCATCTGCGGAGCAGTTGTGTTGCAAAATTGCAACCACCTGTTCCGCGTGAGCCGTGGAGCAACGCTCCGGCAACCTTCTCAAAAGTTTCGCCGCCACGCAGCACACGAGTTCGATGCGGCAGGGGATGAACGAAAACCCTGCGGTATCTGGCGTAGGCGGCTCCTGAACCTTCGGTCAGTCCAGGGCCTGCGGACCAGAGTGGCACTATGCACCAAGCCGCTTCGCCATCGGCTGTTGGGAATGAACCCAACCCGCATCGATCATTTCCACCCTGCCTGGATCGCAAGGAGAGGTGATGAGCCCCAAGGTCTGGAAAGCTCGTCAGGCTCAGCCGATCGAAGAGCTGAGGCGCAAGGCTGACAAGGCCTGTCGTCGCGCCAACATCTGGACGGTTGAGGAACTGGACTACGCCAAGGCGCATGGCCGGCTGATGGCCGCCTCGCTTGCCGAGATCTTCCGAAGTGCTCCCGCCCGCCCCAAACCCTCATCCGACCGTATGGCGGTGGGGGAGTAGGGATCAGTTTAACGGTTTTGAGTGCGCTCGGTCATAGGCGTCTTTGTAAAGACGATTCAGCATCGAGATCAGGGATGGCAAAACGTTTTGCCTACATGTGATCGTTACCTCGTTTCCGTCCTTGTCGCTTAAGGAAAACTGAGCATCGCCGTCCGAGTCAATGACCTTGGGGGCGTAGATTTGATCAATGCGCAGTTCGGTCTTGGTGGGCATCCTAGTTCCTTTCTTGCTCACGGGCAGCCTATCACAAGTGCTGCACCATTCGCATCCGTTGCGCTCCTAGCCGGCACTCAGAACAATGGCTGAAACTCAAAACCTCAAGCCGTTCGCACCCGGCAAATCCGGCAACCCTGGCGGTCGCCCGAAAATCCCGCAGCATATCCGCGACATGGCTCGCGCCCTGACCGAGGAAGCCATCGGGACGGCAGCCGAGATCATGCGCAATCCGGCCGAGACCGGGTCGGCGCGGATGGCGGCTGTGAATGCCATCCTCGACCGTGGCTGGGGCAAGCCGTCTCAGCCGCTCGACGGTGACGGCGAGGGTGGTCCGATCAAGGTGCAAGCCATTGAGTGGCGCGTCGTCCGCCCTTCCGATTGAGATTGCCGAGGCGTTCGTTCCGCTTCTGGCACCCAAGCGATACAAGGGCGCGTATGGCGGGCGAGGGTCCGGCAAGTCGCACTTCTTCGGCGAGCAGCTGATCGCCCGGTGCTTTTCCGGCACGACCCGCGCCGTGTGCATCCGCGAGGTGCAGAACAGCCTCAAGGAGTCGGTCAAGCAGCTTCTCGCCGACAAGATCAGCAAGCTTGGCGTCGGCGCCTATTTCGAGATCCTTGAGAGCGAGATCCGTGGACCACACGGCTCGCTGATCATCTTCCGAGGGATGCAGAGCTACAACGCCGACACGATCAAGTCGCTCGAAGGCTACGACATCGCGTGGGTGGAAGAGGCGCAATCGCTGTCCGCGCACTCGCTGCGGATGCTGCGTCCGACGATCCGCAAGCCTGGGTCCGAGCTGTGGTTCTCGTGGAACCCGCGTTTCGATACCGACGCCATCGACAAGCTCGCGCGCGGCCCGAGCCCACCGAGCAATTCGGTGTTCATCGAGGTCAACTGGTACGACAACCCGTGGTTTCCGGCCGAGCTTCGGGACGAGAAGAACGACGATTACGCCGCTGATCAGGAACAGGCCAACCACGTCTGGGGCGGCGGATATCAGGTCGTCACGGAAGGCGCCTACTACGCCAAGATGCTCGGGGAAGCCGAGCGGGCGGGCCGGATCGGCGACTTCCCGTATCTGCCGAACGTCCCCGTCAAGACGGCCTGGGACATCGGCGTGGACGACTACACCGCCGTCTGGTTCATGCAGGACGACGGGCGCTCGGCCAGGGCCATCGACTATTACGAGGTGAGCGGGGACGGCGCCGAACAGATCGTTCGGGCCTGCATGCCGGAACTGATCCCCGAGCCCGCCGAGCGGCTGGCAGGGCTCGCCGAGATCGGGCGCGTAAAGCCGTTCACCTACGGCCGGCACTTCCTGCCCCACGACGTGAACGTGCGGGAATGGGGCGGCGGGGCGCGGACGCGGTTTCAGACGCTCATGGCGTTGGGCGTCCGTCCGATCCAGGCCGGCGCGCAACAGGGTGCGTCCGAGCGCATCAACGCGGTGCGGCGGGTCCTACCCATCGTATCGTTCAACAACACCAAGCGGGTGCAGATCGGTCTCTCGCGGCTTCGGCGCTACTCCCGGCGCTGGAACGACCAGATGCAGACCTATCAGACCCCGCTGCACGACGAGAACAGCCACGGGGCCGACGCTTTTGGCGAGTGGGCCGTGAACTGCGGCATCCACCCGAAGCCTGCGGCGCCCGCGCCCAAACCCAAGACCGGCTATTCCTCGGCAACGGCGTCTCAGGGGTCATGGAGGGTTTGATGGGACTGACGGTAAGCACGACGAAGGACGGAGTAACCGTTCATTCCCATACAAGTGCGGGCTTTCCCGTTGCGACCGACCTCACGCCCTGGGAAGCGATCTGCTTCGCCGAAGAGCTTCGCGGGCGCGCCCAGGCTCATGCGGTGTCGGATGGCGTCGGCATCAGCCGCACCGTGATTTCCTCTTCCGATCACGCCCACACTTTTGTTGATCCTTCACCTGCCTACACCCGTGACCCCGAGCCCTTCACGGAGGCCGAGGTCCAGCGCATCGTGTGTGGTCTGACGCTGTGATCGGAGCAAGCTAATGTGCTACCCGAACCAAATAGCCTCTGCCAACAATCAGAGCGACGAGGTGCAGCGGCTCCGCCTTGAGGACCGTCGTGAAGAGCGCGAGGCCCGGCGCTGGGAGGCCACGCGCGAACTTCGCGCGAACTGCGTGGCCACGGCGGTCGTTCTTCAGCCATCTGCCGACGCCGATGCCATTGTGGCCGAGGCCAAGAAGCTTGAAGCCTACATCTCCGGCGCGTCTGGGGCATAGCCATGAGCACGGGCGTCGTCGTCACCAACCCGGCCACGGCGGCTGTCGTTGACGGCCAGACGCGCCCGTTCATGCTGGATGGTGCTGGCGCCCTGCGGACGGCCCCGGCTCCGGCGCCCGCCGTTTCGTCCGCCACGACCACGGACACGTCGGGCAGCATCGCGGCAGCCACCAACGTCACGCCGCTTGCCGCCAACGCCGCGCGGCAACTTCTCATCGTCTCGAACAACGGCACTAATCCGATGACGCTCCGGTTCGGACAGGCCGCCACCGCCACCGCCGGCCACCCCATCGCTGCGGGCGCCTCTGTCGTTCTCGACGCCAAGTGCCCCACGGGATCGGTGAACCTGTTCTCGACCAACGGCACCACCTACACCATCACGGCAGGCTGATCCGATGGGCGGGTTCTCTTCCGGCCAACTCGACGTCCCCACCTTCGCCACGGTGATGCCGAAGGCCGAGGCCGGTGCGGCGCTGCTCGGATCGGTTCCGCAGATCCCCTACGCCGATCACCAGCACCCGCGCCTGACCGCGACGGCCAAGGGCACATTGGACAGCACGGGCAATGCCACGGTGGTGTTCACGCAGATTTTCGACAACGAGCCCGCCGTGACGGTGATCTCGGTCGGCGCCAAGGCGGCGGGTTGGGCCGTGCCGGACTTCGACGTCACGCCGACCACCAACGCGCAGGGCAAGTTCACAGGGTGCACGGTCTACGGGCGCCGCGCGCGCCGCCTGCCGGCGCAGACCCTCGCCACGAACCCGCTCGGCGTCCTCGCCGTGCTCACCTCCGTCATCTCCGGCCTCAACGCCATCGCGGCGTCCATCACCGGGTACGACGCCACGGAGGACGCGGCCAACGCCGGGTTCTACCTCATCGCCGTCAAGGCTTCCTGACGATATGGCCCTTTCCCCCGCCCCTCAGGCCGCGCCAGCCATGGCCGCGCCGTACATGCCCATGGGCGTGCCGGCAGGGGTTGATGCCGTCGTGGTCGCCGTCGAACCGGAAGCTCCCAAGGGCGTCGGCCTAACTGAGCTTCTGCGTTGGTTCGACGCCTATCAGGACACCAAGACGGCCGAGATGAACGAGCAGCGCGAGGGGCGCCGCTACTATCACGGCAAGCAGTGGACGGATCAGGAAGAACGCGTCCTCAACGAGCGCAAACAGCCGCCGGTCACGAACAATCGCATCGCGCCAAAGATCGACGGCATCGTGGGCGTCGTCGTCCGCTTGCGCCAGGACCCGAAGGCCAGCCCCCGCAACGAGAAGCAGGCGGCCGGCGCCCACATCGGCACGGCGGCGGTGCGCGAGGTGCTGGACGAGAACCAGTGGGACGCACTCCAGGCCCAGGTCGCCCAGGATCTTGCCATCGACGGGCTCGGCGGCGTGGAGCGCGATGTTGAGCCGTCCAGCGACGGCCAGCCGAACGTCGTGCTGCGTCGTGTCGCTCCGGAGACCTATTTCTACGACCCCCGCTCGGTGAAGGCCGATTTCTCGGATGCCCGCTACCAGGGCGTCTACAAGTGGATGGATCTGGACAGCGCCATCGAGATGATGCCGGACCGCGCCGAGGATCTGGAAGGCGCCATCGACCGGACGACGAGCAACACCGCCAACGGCCTGCAGGACTGGGACAAGCTCTGGTACGACAGCCGCCTGAAGCGCGTGAAGGTCGTGGAGATCTGGTATCGCCACAAGGGCGATTGGTGGTTCGCGATCCACACGGGCGATCTGATCCTCAAGGAGGGCATGTCCCCCTACGCGGATCAGCGTGGCAAGACCCGTTGCCGGTACAACATGACGTCGGCGGGCGTCGATCACGAGGGCAATCGCTACGGCTTCGTGCGCAACATGAAGTCGCCCCAAGACGAGATCAACCACCGCCGCTCGAAGCTCCTTCACATCCTGAACGTCAATCAGGTGATCTACGAGGACGGCGCGGTCGAGGACATCAACGACGCCCGCAAGCAGTTGGCCCGGCCGGACGGTGCGGTGAAGGTCAATCCGGGCGGCCAGCGGTTCGAGATCCGCGACCAGTCCCAGCAGATGCAGGGGCAGGCCGAGCTTTTGGCCGAGGCCAAGGCTGAAATCGAGAACTTCGGGCCGAACCAAGCGCTTCTAGGCTCCGGCGCGTCATCGGCCTCGGGCCGCGCGCAGGCCATGCAGCAACAGGCTGGCATCGCCCAGCTAGGCCCGTACTTCACCCGCTACAAGGGTTGGAAGCTCGACGTCTACCGCGCCGTATGGGCCGACGTGCAACTGATCTGGACCAACGAGCGGTTCATTCGCGTGGCCGGCGAGGACGAGGTGCAGTTCCTTCCCGTCAACACGATGGTGATGACGCCCGAAGGTCCGCGCATCGCCAACGCCATCGGCGAATTGGATCTCGATATCGTCATGGACGAGGGGCCGGACGTCGTCACGTTGCAGGAAGACGTGCTTCAGATCGTGGACAGCATGGTCCAAAAGGGCGTGCTGCAAGGGCCGACTGCACTTAAAACGGTTGTTGAACTCGCCAATTTGCCGCCGTCCATCAAGCAAAAGCTGATGGCTCCGCCGCAGTCCGATCCGGCCCAGGCGCAGATGCAGCAGACCGCACAGCAACTCGAAATGCGGGGCGCAGCCGCCAAGATCGCGCTCACTGAGGCTCAGGCGCTCAAGGCGCAGGGCGATACCGAGTTGGCGCAGGCTGAGGCGGTCCATCGCTACGCTCAGGCGCAGAACGCTGGCTCGCTCGCCGATCAGCATTCGGTCAACACAGCCCGCGCGGTCGCCGACATTGCCCACAAGACGGCTCAGACCCGGAAGATGGGTGTGGAGACGGCTCAGATGGAGATGGGCGCCCTTGGGACTCCTATCGCATCACAGGGCTATCCGGAGTTGGGGTTCTAATGGCGATTACCCCCGACCTCTCCACCCTCACCGTGTCGCCCGGCCCACAATGGTCGAGCGATCAGGTGATGTTCGTGTCCCGCGCCGACTTCCGCCGGCTGTCCACCATGGCCGGGGTCAAGAAGACGTTCACCGTGGATTGGCTGTCGGCGGCGTGCGGCGAGGGCAGGACGCTGTTCATCGCGGCCGGAGATCCCGAGGTGGACCCCGACCTGATGAACGTCACTCGGAAGCTGCCGCGTTCGCCGGCTGCGCCTGAGCCGAAGGTGATGACAGCGCACTAACCGAGACGTCGAGCTTCCTCGCTCCGTCTCATTTTGAGTTCCCGTTCCGCGTGCGGGTCATCGCGCGGATCTCGGTCGCCCCACCGTCATCAGGGCATTCGGCGCCGTCCCGGCCGTCATCAGGGGCGCTTCGTTCCAGCAACGTAAAGGCTGAACCATGAGCACCGACACGATTTCGGAAGCGGACATCTATGCGTCCGCGAATGAGCCCGTCGAGCAGGATCTTCCCAAGCAGCAGCCCGAGCGCGCCCTAGCGCAGGAACAGCCCACGCCGAATTTGGGGCAGATCCCCACCGAGGCCGAAGGCGGCGAGTCCGCACCGGAAGCCCCGCAGACCGAAGCGCCGGCCCCCAAGCCGCCCGTGATGGTCCCCGTCGCCGAGGTTCAGGCCCAGCGCGAACGCCGCCATAAGGCGGAAGCCGATCTGGCCGCCCGAGATCGCGAGATGGCCGAGCTGCGCGGGCAAATGTCCGCGTTCCAGGCCATGATGCAGCGCCAGGGGCAGCCGCAAGGGCAGCCCGAGCCGCCGAAGACCTTCGACCCGTTCGCGGACCCGGAAGGGTTCACGGATCACCGGGCCGGTGAGGTCTTCAAGCAGCAGTTGGACCCGTTCGTCCAGCAGCAGCAGCGCATGGCGCAGGTGCTCGACTTCAACAACCGCATGATCGCGGAGCAGGTGCACACCAAGGAGGCCGTGAAAGCCGCCGAGGACGCCTTCAACACGGCGGCAGCCCGCCGCGAGATCGACCCGTCCGAGCACGCGCGGGTCAATAACAGCCCTAACCCCTACGCGGCAGCCGTCGAGTGGCACCGCCGCAATCAGACCCTCTCCACGGTCGGCACCGATCCGAACAAGTGGTTCGAGGACCAACTGCAACAGCGTCTTTCCAGCGATCCCGAGTTCCAGAAATCGGTTTTCGACCGCCTTCAGGGCCAAGCCCAGGCCGTCGCACCCGGCTCCGGACGCGCTCCCGTCTTCACCGGCCTCCCATCCGTGAACAACGCCTCCGGCGCCTCCGCGCGCGGGCCGAGCGCGATCACGGAAGAGGACATCTACAGCGCAGCACCGTCCCGGATGGGCGGTCGCTAGCTCGCCTCGCGCGAGCCGAGGACTAAATCATGGCAGGCACCACCACTCCGACCCTTCTGGAAATCCAGAAGTGGCGCCGCGACTACTTCTCCGAGTACCAGCGTTCCAACCTGTTCGCCCCTTACATGGGCAACGGCACGGACGCGGTCATTGTCCGCATCAACGAGCTGAAGGACGAAGGCGAGGCGATCACCATCCCCATCGTCGGCCGCCTCACCGGCTCGGGCCAGGTGGGCGCCAACACCCTCGTCGGCAACGAAGAGGCGATGGACCAGTATGGCTACAAGCTCACCATCGATTGGGCTCGTCACGCCGTGCTCCTCAACAAGAAGGACATGCGCAAGTCCGCCATCGATCAGATGGCCGCCGTGCGCCCGCTCCTCATGGATTGGGGCGCCGCCAAGCTCCGCGACGACATTATCCGCGCGTTCTTCACGGTCCAGACCTTCGGCACCGTGGCTCCGCTCAACGGCAACGTCCAGGGCATCCCGTACCTGTCGGCCACCCCGGCGCAGAAGAACACGTGGCAGGACGCCAACTTCGACCGCGTTCAGTTCGGCGTGCTTCCGGCGAACACCGTGACCGGCAACCACGCCGCGTCGCTCGCCAACGTGGACACCACGAACGATCTCCTCACCGTCGCCGCGCTCAAGACCCTGAAGCGCCGCGCCAAAAAGGCCGATCCGCGCATCCGTCCGCTTCGCGTCGAGGACGGCAAGGAGTATTTCGTCGTGTTCGCCGGTTCCGGCGCGTTCGCCGATCTCTCCAACGACCCGGTGATGGTCGCCGCCAACTCCAATGCCCGCCCGCGCGAGGGCAACGGCATGGACAAGAACCCGCTGTTCCAGGACGGCGATCTCGTGATCAACGGCATGATCATTCGCGAAGTCCCGGAGATCGACAACTTCTGCAAGATCGCGGGCGCGGGCACGGCCGGTGCGGACGTCTACCCGGTGTTCCTGTGCGGCCAGCAGTCCCTTGGCTACGCCATCGGCCAGCTTCCCGCGCCGACCACCCGCAACGACGACGACTACGGCTTCATCAAGGGGCGCGGCGTCGAGATGGCCTATGGTGTCGGCAAGATCGCCAAGGCGCGCGCCGGCACCCAGGCGCTCGCCGATTGGGGGGTGGCGACCCTCTTCGTGGCCTCGATCTCGGCCTGACCCTCTGCCGGTCAGGTCGATGACGCCTGACCGGCTCACCCCCTCAATTCCATAGGAGTGAGCCATGCCGGCCACCCAGCCCAGAAAGCTCGAAAGCCAAGTCACGCACGGCCTGCGCCGTCGCGTTTCGTTCACCGATACCGCGACCGCAGGCGTCGAGATCGGCGTTATCCCCGCCGGTTCGCACGTCCGCACCGTCTCCGTCTCCGTCGAAACCGCCTTCACGGGCGGCACGCCGGTTGTCACGGTCGGCACCACGGCGGTTCCGGCCGCCTTCGCCACCAGTGCCGGCATCGCGCCGGGCACCGCCGGTTACAAGCCCGGCCTGTTCAACACCGGACAGGGCAACGTCACCGCTGACACGCAGGTGCTCGCCTTCGTGTCCGGCGGCGCCACGGCCGGTCTCGTGGACATCTACGTCGAGTTCTACCCCCACCCGCTCTGAGCGGATGACATCGCGCGGCGGCCAATCCCGGCCGTTTCGCCCTTTCACGCGGGAGCGGAAAATGCCTCGTCTCACCTACCACCCGAAGCATCCAGACGATCCGGAGCACACCAGCACGCACGGCCATTCGTTCGAGGCCGGCAAGTCCGTCGAAGTGTCCCAGGCCACCTACGACGCCCTCAAGAGCAATCCGTGGTTCAAGGGCGGCTCCGGTGCCCAGGATGCGGCTGACGCGGCCCTGTCTGGCGGCGGCGAGCCGTCGTCCCGGCCCTCCGGCCTCGACGTCGCCTATCCGCCCGGCTCCGGCGACAAGTACCCCGGAGCCGAGTTCGTCAAGACCAGCGACGGCATGGTCTCGGCCGATGACGCGTCCGACGAGGACGGCGCCAACGTGCCGTTCGAGGAGGCGCCGAAGCGCCGCGGCCGTCCTCGGAACGCCGACTGATGCCCTACACCTCCGCAGCCCTGATTGAACGCGCCCTGCGCCGCCTTGGGGCTGTGGGGGACGGGCAGGAAGCCGAACCCGAGGACGCCAGGAAGGTCCGTGAGGCCATTCCCGGCGTCCTCGCGGATCTGCTTGAGCGCGATATCTACGACGTGGCGGACTTGGAAGACATCGACACCGCCGCGTTCCACCATCTCTCCGCGATCCTGGCGTCCGAGATGAGCGACGATTTCGGCTTGCCGCAGTCCGACGTGGTGACGCTCGCGAGCCGAGCTCAGGCGGCAGAACAGAAGCTCCGCGCGCTGCGGACGCTGCCGTTTTCGGACGCCCGCACGACGGTGGATTACTTCTGATGCCCGCCGCGATCCCGTTCCCGCTGTCTTCGACGCCGGGCTCACGCCCCGGTGAGGGCGCTGGACGGTTGGTCAACTGCTACGCCTTCAAGGACGGCGACGCGGTACTGTACGGCCCGGTGCCGGGGCTGACGCCGTTCGCCCTGACGGGGCTCGGCCCGCGCGGCTCGCTTCTCGTCGGCTCAACGCTGTACGTTGCCGTCGCCGACGCTCTTCTGAAGGTCACGGCGGACGGCGTGGTAACGAACGTTGGACCTCTGCAAGGCTCCGGCCTCGTCACCATGGCGCGGGACAATCGCGCCCCCTCGCCTGACATCGTCATCGTCACGGAGAACGGCGCGTTCGTCACGGACGGCGTGTCCGTCTCGGATTATCCGGATGCCGACGTGGGCTCGCCGAACAGCGTCAGCTTTCTGGACGCCTACTTCCTCTTCACCTACGGCAACGCCACGATCCGCGCCTCCGGGATCAACGACACCGGCATCAACGACCAGAGCTTCACGAAGGCCGAAGCCAAGCCGGACGGCCTGTTGCGCGGGATCGTCAAGGGCCGCCAGTTTATCGCCCTGGGGCAAGCCTCCACCGAGTTTTACGACAACGCCGGGCTGATCCCGTTCCCTCTCCAGCGTTCCGAAGTCGTGGACGTCGGACTGTTCGGCCCGTGGGCCGTGGCCGGGACGGACGACGGCTGGGACAAGCCCTGGCTCATGGTCGCTTCGGACGGCACGGTGCGGCGCTGGGACGGCTACACGCCCACCATCGTGTCCACCCGCGACGTGGAGCGGTCCATCGCCACCGTCACCGATCCGAACACACTGGAGGCCATGGTCACGACCTATGGCGGTAACTCGGTGTGGTCGCTGTCCGGTCCCGACTTCACCTGGGACTATCACATCAACGCGGGCGCTTGGTTCGAGCGCGAGAGCTACGGCCTGAAGCGGTGGCGCGGCCGGACGAGCGTCAAAGCGTTCGGCAAGTGGCTAGTGGGCGATATCCAGTCCGCAACATTGATGGCGCTCGATGAAACGGCCCGCATGGAGGGCGCGTCGCCCCTCGTCGTCACGGCCGAGGGCTGGTTGAAATCCTACCCGGCCGGGTTCCGGGTGAACGATCTCTATCTCCAGTTCTCGACGGGGCAGGGCCGCGAGGACGGCAAAGCCCCCATCGAGACCGATCCGCGCGTCTCGGTGTCGTGGTCACTCGACGGCGGCGGACGCTGGGGCCAACCGCTCCTTCGCAGCATGGGCCGCCAGGGCGAGTACGGGCGGAACGTCCGCGTAGGTCAGCTTGGTCTGGCGCGCACCAGCGGCGTGAAGGTCCGGTGGTCGATCTCCGACCCGGTTCCGTTCGCCTTCATGGGCGGGACGCTGCCGAAGCCGAGTGAGCGGCGGGCGTGATGGCACTCCCTGCCAACTTCCCCCAGCCCCCGAAGCGTCCTCCGGCCAGCGTGCCGATCACGGACGGGGCCTGGATCAGGTATTTTGACGCCCTGGATCGGTTCAACGCCGAGGTTCGGGCCTTCCTCGCAACGCTCGCCTGACAGGAGGCTGTAGTGGGTCTGTTCGATGCCCTTTCCGGGGCCGCCTCGCAGCGTGCCGCGAAATCCAACCAATACGCCATCGGCGCCGGCACCCAGCTCGGCGGCGATGCCCTGACGACGGGCTACCGGAACGCGCAGGGCTTGCTCGGCACCGGAGACGGCTCGACGGGGACGGCCTTGTCTGCGCTCGGCGCCGGCTATGGGCAGGCCCGCAACGATCTCAACAGCCAGTACGGCCAGACGCAGGGGTATCTGGGGCAGGCCGGCAACGCCTACGGCAACCTCGTCAACCAGGGCGGGAACGCCTATTCGGCGTACAACAACGCCATCGGGGCGAACGGCGCGGCCGGCTCCGCGCAGGCCGCCGCCGACTTCCGCGCCGCGCCCGGCTACGAGTATGCGCAGAGCCAGGCCCTGGAAGCCGTCCAGCGGTCCGCTGCGGCCCGTGGCGGTCTCGCGGGTGGGAATGCCACTGCCGACATCCTGAAGACGGCCACGGGGCTCGCAGATCAGGGCTATCAGCAGTACGTTTCCAACCTTCAGAACGGATCGAACTTCTATCAGAGCGGTGTCGCGGGCCAAGCCAACGCCCTCGCGGGGCAGGCCAGCTCATCCCAGGCGCAGGGCACGTCCCTCGCCGCCCTCGGCACCGGCTACGGGCAAAACGCGGCCGGGATCTACGGCACGGCTGCGAACCAACAGGTCGGCTTCGGGCAGAACGTCGCCGGGCTCCAGACTAACGCCGCCGGGCAGTTGGTGCAGAACAACAATCAGCTTGCGAAATCCCAGACGGAGGCGAGTTCCAATCTGCTCGGGGGGCTGCTCGGCGGCGCTGAAAGCGTCTTCGGGGCAGCAGGCAAGGCGGGCGGTTTTACGAACCTCTTCTCGAACATTTTTAAGTGAGGCCGGCGTATGTCGTTCGGTGAGTTCTACGCCGCCACGTCCGGGCTTGGAAAGGCCTACTCAGATGGCGCTGCGCAGTTCGACAAGAAGCAGATGCTGGGCGCGCTCGGCTCAAAGCTTCAGGCCGGCGATTATGCTGGCGCGTCGAAGGTCGCCTTCGATGCTGGCGACCCTGATACGGGTCTGAGCCTGCTTAAGCTCGGGCAGTCCGCCAAGCAGTCGGCCGATGCCAACGCTGCGTTCAACTCATTCGGACAGTCGTATGCGGGCGGCGGCACGCCGCAGTCGTTGGGAACTCTTGGTGCGCAGCCAGCCGCACCCCCGACCGCATCGCGTCCGGGCGCTTCCCTGCCGTCCTTTGCTCAAGGGAGCGACATCGGTCGCTATGCAGGGGCGATCCAGAGCAACGAGAGCGGCGGGAATTATGGGATCGTCGGGCCGACGCATCCGAAATACGGTCGCGCACTCGGCGCTTATCAGGTCATGGAGAGCAATCTTCCCTCATGGTCGCGTGAAGCCATCGGACGTGAGGTGACGCCGGATGAGTTTCTGAAGAGCCCGCAGATCCAAGACGCGATCTTCCAGAAGAAATTCGGGCAGGCCGTCGAAAAGTACGGCAACCCCCAGGACGCGGCGTCGGTGTGGTTCACGGGGCGCCCTCTCGCGCAGGGGGCGAATGCGCGGGACGTCCTCGGCACCACCGGCCAACGATACGTCGACAAGTTTACGGCGGCTCTCGGCCGGGGCGCACCGGCTGCGGCTCCGCAGCTTCCCGCAACGGCGATGCAGATGCCGCCCCCGGCCCCGGCCGCGCAGACCGCTCCGGTGCAGGTAGCCTCGGCGGACCGTTCATTCGTGCCTACCATGCCCGGCGCGACTCAGACGGCGCCCGCTTCTCCCGCGCTTCCGTCTCCCTCCCCCGGCACGCCCACCATGACCATGCCAGGCGCAGACTCGGCGCCTGCCGCTGCGCCCGAGGCCACGCCCGAAGCGCGAGCGCAGGTCTCGGCCGCTGTTCCGCAGCAACTCGCGCAAGCGGGCCTGCCGCCGGCCGCCGCGCAACAGGTTGGGGCCACTGCGCCGGCTTCGCAGCAGCGCATCGGCGCTCTGATCCGGCTCGCGACGATGCCGGGCCTATCAGAGGGCCAGTCGGGCGTCGTGAAGACGCTCCTGTCGAACGAGCTTGAACAGACCAAGGCGCCCGACGAGGTCAAGAAGTACCTCTTCGCGCGCGGGCAGGGCTATGGCGGCTCGTTCGTGGATTTTCAGCGAGAGGGCCAGCGCCCGGTCGGCCCCCAGACGGTTTCGGCCGGCAGCGCCCTCGTGGACCCCAATACCGGCCGCGTCATCTTTCAGGCGCCGGACAAGGAGGGCGGCGGCGTCACCCTCTCTCCGGGACAGGTGCGCTTCGATGCGCAGGGCAGGCGGATTGCAGAGGTCGCGGATCGCGACAAATCGAACGAGGGTGAAGCCAAGCTCCGCACCGAGTTCACGAAACAGCTTGGCACCTTCGGTGAGGTGCAGGACGGCTATCGTCGCCTGATCGCGGCCACCGAACAGCGCGAGAGCAACCCCGGCGCGGTGTCGCCCGCATCGGATATCGGCCTCGTGTTCGGCTTCATGAAAATGCTCGATCCGGGGTCGGTCGTGCGTGAGGGGGAATTCGCGTCGGCGCAGAATGCGGCCGGCGTCCCCGAGCGCATCCAGAACCTCTACAACAAGGCGCTGAACGGTGAGATTCTGAACCCGACGCAGCGCCAGGATTTCATTGATACCGCCCAGCGCCTCTATGGGCAGGCTCGCCAGGGGGCCGAAAGCGTTGCCACCCGGTACAGTGACCTGGCGAAGGGGCAGGGGCTCGATGTTGGCCGGGTCGTGGCCCTGCCGCCCGCTCTGTCGGCCCCGAAGGTGGGGCGCCCGAAAGCGTCCACGCCAGAAGCCGCCCCAAAATTCAAGGAGGGCACTGTCATCGTGAACCCTCAGACCAACGAAGAGCTTGTGCGGCGCGGAGGCCAGTGGGTTCCGAATGCGCGGTCTGAACTATGAGCGATGATCTGCCGCCGGGCTTCGTGCTGAAGCCGGAGACCGCGCCTGTCCAGCCGCCTGCCGCACCAAAGCAGGCTCCGGCTGCGCCTGGGGACGATCTCCCGCCTGGCTTCATCCTCAAGGAGGCTCCCGTCCGCACAGCCGACCTGCCTGCACCCGGTGCAAAGCCGGTCGGCTTCGTCGTTCCAGGGCAGGAGCCGCCCGCGCGGCCGGGCGGGGAATTCACGCTCTCCAATCTCGTCAGGGGGATCTACAACTCGGCCGTGAGCGCCGTGACGCTTCCTGGCGACGTCTACAAGGGCAAGGTGCAGACCAGGCCCTCGGCGATGACGCAGGAAGAGGGAATGCGCGTGGCCGATCTCGCGGGCTTTGCCAGTCCCGTTTCGCCGGGACGCATCGCGACGCAAGCCGAAAAGTCGTGGATTTTCGCCGATCCACGAGCCGGCGCAACGCGCCGCGCTGCCCAGGAGACGGTTGGGATCACGCCTGGCTCCGTCGTAACGGACGCCGCAGACATGGGCATCACGTTGACCGCAGGCCAGCGCACCGCCGACCCGGCCTTGCTTTCGACTGAGAATGCGATGGCCGGCGGCGCCAAGGGTGCGCAGGCCCAGCGCATCGCTCGCGAGGCGGCGGACCGGCAGCAATCCGAAATCGCGGCCGCGCGTGACAGCATCGGCGATACGGCGGGCTTGGGACAAATCGCGCTTGACCGCCCCGCCGATGCCGGCGGGCTCGTTGGTGAGACCGTTCAGAAGTACGGCACGACGGCCCAGCGCGAGCTTGAGGCCCGCAATCTGGCCGAGGCCCAGCGGGTCGCGCAACTGAACGAGGCCGAGGCCACCCGCGTCGCAACTGCCAATGCAGCGGAAGAGGCTCGCGCACAGGCCGCGAACGAAGCCGCGACTCGCGCCGCGCAGCAATCGGCCGAAGCAAGCCGCCAGCGGTTCAACCCACAGGATCTCCGCCCCGTCGATGCCGGCGCCGACGTTGCCGAGGCGGTGCGCAATCGCGCGACACAGGGTCGGGAGCGGTACCAGCAAGGCTACCGCGAAGCCTTCGACCGCGAGGGACAGATTGACCCCGGCTTCTTCCAGGGTGTGGCCCGCCCCGGCGGCCAGGAACTCACGGCCAGCGGATCACCGCTCAACGAGTTCGCTGCGCCGATCTCGCAGCGGATCACGGAGGATCTGGTTCGGCGGGCCGAGCCGATCATCATCGACAAGACGTTGACGCCGCTCGCCTCAGCAACTCTGAACGACCTCAACCGCGTCGCCAGCCTTAATCTCGGGCGCATCGGACAGCCGGGCGCCGGTGAGACGGTGGCCGGTGTCAATCTGCGTGGCATCGAACAGGCTCGCAAGATCATCACGGCCCGCATCCGTGCGGCGTCGGCGACCCCGGAGGATGCCCGTGCGCTGCGCGGCGTGATGGACGCCTTCGACAACCAGTTGGAGCGCGGTTTCGATAGCGTGCTGTTCTCGGGCGACGAGGGGGCGCTTCAGGGGCTCCGCGCGGCCCGCCAGCAATTCCGCGACTACCAGCAGACGTTTCGCCCCCGCGCACAGGGTGACGATGCCGGACGTGTGATCCAGAACATCATCGAGCGCGATGCCTCGCCGGAGGAAGTGGCGAACTACGTCATCGGGTCCTCTCGTGTCGGCGGGACGGGCACGAGCGTGCGAACCTTCACGCGCCTTCGCGAGATCCTGGGCGCCGATAGCCCGGAGATGCAGGCGATCCAGGGGGCGACGTGGCAGAAGCTGACCGGCGGTTTGGAGGCCGCGACGCCGGCCGGCGCGCAGCGGCTGTCCGAGCGCATCCGTGAGTTCACTTCGGGGCAGGGCAGCACCCTGGCGCGCCAGATGTTCCCGCCTGACGACCTCGCCGCGATGCGGTCCTTTGGCGACGCCATGCAGGCGTTTGCCCGCCGTGCCCCTGAACGTCCCGGCGAGCCGTTGCCGAAGCCTGTACCCCTGAAAGCTGCGCAGGAAGAGGCGACGGGACACATCAAAACCCTGATCGATGTCGCCAACAAGCGCCTTTCGCCCGAGGACACTGCCGCAGCCTTGTTCGGCTACGGCAACAAGATCACCACGGCCAACATCAGGCTTGTGGACGCCATCGCCAGCATGGTCGGCCGTGAAACGCCGGAGTGGGCCGCCATTCGGCAGGGCGCGTGGCAGCGGCTGACCGGCGTCGCCGAAGGCAAGACCGAGATGGGCGCGCAGAAGGTCTCTCAGCGCATCCTGGAGTTCATCAACGGCGATGGACGCACCATGGCGCGACGCCTCTTTTCCGAAGAGGAATTGAGCGAGATGCGACGGTTCGCAGGCGTGCTCAAGGCCATTGTCGGGCCATCCGGCACAACGAACCCGTCCAACTCGGGCAATCGCCTCGCCGGGCTGGCCCGTGACAGCTTCACCGCCATTGGGACCATGCTTGGCGTCAGCGCGGGCGGCCCGGTCGGCGCGGCGGCTGGCTACGTCATGTCGAAGGGGGTTCGAGCGGCCTCCGACGCACGACAGGGTGCAATCGCCCGGCAGCTTTTCGACGGTCGGGAGCCGGTCTCCATCGGCAGCCGCTTGGCGGAAGCGAGTGCGGCTATACCTCCATCCACCGGCCTCAGGGCGGTCGGCGGAGCCGTGACAGGGGCGGGGCAGGGTCGCAATTAGCGACGGCGCCCCATTCCTGAAAAGGCCGCTTCCACAAAAAGTAGGGTTCCGACGAACGCCATCACGGCAACCGCCGTCAGGAGCATGACGCTGATTTTCCCGGACTGCGGATAGTACGCGAACAGGTGCCCATACAGCATCCTGCCGCTGACGATCAGCAGCGAGCCGCCGAACACAAAACACAAAGCGCGTCGACCCGGCGTCATCAGTCCTCGCTGTTGTCCAGCCGCCAAACCTAACCCACCTCGCCCCCGTCCGTCACCTCCCCACGGCTGCCCTCTCCGGCGGCCTCTCCCGCGTTGGGACACCCCATGCCCCTGCTACTGCCTTTCTCGTGCCTGCCGACCTTCGGGCCGGGCGGGTTTCCGGTCATGGACGCGTTGCTGTTCGTCTTCGCGGCGAACACGACGAGCCCCGTGACGGCCTACAGCGATCCGGGGCTGTCGATCCCGCTGACGCACCCGATCAAGGCGGATGGGTCGTCGGGGTGCTTTCCCATCGTCTACGTACCCGGCGGGACCTATCGCTTGCGGGTCACGGACGGCACAGGCGTGCAGATCCGGGAGATTGAAGGGTACGCGGTCGCGGATGCTGTCGCGCCCGGCGGTGGCGGCAGTGGCAACGTCGACACGACCCGGCTGGCACAAACCGGCGACGTCAAGGACCGCTATGCGGCCGGCGTTCATGCCGGGTGGGTGCGGATGAACGGCCGGACCATTGGCCCGTCGTCCTCGGACGCGTCCGAGCGCGCCAACGACGACGCGCACGATCTTTTCGTCCACCTCTGGCAGACGGACGCAACGCTCGCCGTCTCCGGCGGGCGGGGACCGAACGCCGAAAGTGATTGGGCCGCGTCCAAGACCATCGCCTTGCCGGATCAGCGCGGCCGGGCGCGGATCGCGCTCGACACCCTCGGCAATGGGAACGCCGGCCGGTTGCTGGGCGGACTGTTCCTCGCGGGCGATCCCTCGACGGTCGGTGCGACGATGGGTGAGGCGGCCCACACCCTCACCGTCGCCCAGCTTCCGAGTTTCACCGTGCCCGTCTCGGCCTCTATGGACACGCAGGGCATCCACCAGCACGGCGGCACCACGAGCGGGTTCAGCTCCGACCACAACCACGCCATTTCGGTGAAGGGCTATCCGTTCACGCAGGGCGGGCCGCTCACGATCTTCACGCCGGTCACGTCAGGCGGTGATGCGACGATCCCGACCAACGGGACGTCGAACAACCACACGCACACGTTTGGAACCGATTTTCAGGGCGCTCACGCGCACAACATCACCGTGTCGGTCGGCTCGGTCGGCGGTGGGCAGTCTTTCAGCCTGCTTCCGCCCGCGCTGCTCGTCAGCAGCTATATCAAGCTGTAGCGGGGCCATCGCATGTCGCTCTCGCGCCGCCGCCTGATCCCACGTCGTGGGGATTGGGTCTCTCATTTCCGCGTCCTGCCCGAGCGGGCGCCCGTCGATCCCTCCACCGCCCGGTTCACCGTAACCGTTATGGCGCTCGATGAGGGGCGTTGGGGCTACGATTACGGGCGGACATTCACGGGCACCCGTTGCGGGCTGTCTGCCTCAAGCGACGACGGCACGAACCGCGTCGCCATCGGCGTGAGTTCAACCGCCCTGGTGATCTCCTGGCGCTTTCCGCTCGCTGAGACCCGTAGCCTCCCGGCGGGCAGCTACCTCGTGAGCGTCGGCGCCCTCGTTGCCGACGAGGTGCAGGAAATCGGCTCGTTCGTCGTCGTGGCGGACGGCTCGCCCGCGTCGAGCCCCACGGCTCAGCCGGTCGCAGCCGACCCCGTCACGCCCAACGTGATCCCCGTCGTGGAGGAATTCTAGAATGGCCGATACCACGGTCTTCGTCCGCGCGCGGCTCGACTATTCCAACACGGCGGGCAACACCCGTCTCATCACCGACAACGGCGGGTTTGCGATCAATCAGGCCGATGGCCTGTTGTTCTCGCGGGCCGGGGACGGCTCGACGCGGGTCTCCCGCCTGATCTCGCCGACCGAGTACGCGGCGCTTCTCGCCGGCATGGGCAGCGGAACGCTCGCGCCCATCGCCACATCGGGCAGCGCCAGCGACCTGTCCACCGGCACCGTGCCCGTCGCGCGCCTGCCGACCACGGGCACGGCCGGCACCTACGGGTCCGCGACACAGGTTCCGGTGGTCACGGTGGATGCGCAGGGCCGCGTGTCCGGCGTGACGCTGGCGACTATCGCGAGCGGGGGCGGCGGGCCGACGAGTACGGATGGGCTCCCCGAGGGCACCACCAACCTCTATTTCACCACGGCGCGGGCGCGGGCCGCAATCTCGGTGTCGGGCTCGCTCTCCTACAACACTACCACAGGCGTCATCACGGCGCCGACCCTAGCTGCGGTGGCAACGAGCGGCTCGGCTTCGGATCTCACCACGGGCACGCTCCCGGCGGCCCGCCTGCCCAACACCGCCGTGACACCGGGCACGTTCACCAACGCGACGCTCACCGTGGATGCCACAGGGCGGCTCACGGCGGCGTCGAGCGGCACCGCCAGCGGTACAGGCACGGTCACGTCCTCGGGGACGCCCACCTCGGGCCAGCTCGCGCGCTTCACGAGCGCAACGGACATCGCTGGCGTCACCGCGCTCCCGGCGGCAAACTTCCCGGCCCTGACGGGCGACTTGACCACCACGGCCGGGTCCCTAGCGACCACGCTCGCCGCGAGCGGCGTCACCGCGCAGGCTTACACCGGCCTCCACAGCGCGACCTTCGACGCCAAGGGCCGTGCGACCGCTGCGGCCAATGTCGCGCTCACGGGCGATGTGACGACCACGGCGGGGTCGCTCGCAACGACGATTGCGGCGGGCGTCGTCACCTTCGCCAAGCTCGCGGCGGCGGCGGTCGCCTCGGCAGCCTCGGACGTCTGGACCAACGTCGCGTCCAAGGCGCTGTCGGTCAACGCGCTCTGGTCCTCGCAGGCGTTCGTCACGCTCACCGACGCGGCCACCATCGCGACCGACATGAGCACCTTCCTCAACGCGAAGGTGACGCTGGCCGGCAATCGCACCCTCGGCACGCCCACCAACGCCAAGGAGGGGCAAAGCGGGCTTATCCAGATCATTCAGGACGCCACCGGCTCGCGGACCCTAGCCTATGCCACGGGTTGGGACTTCGGCTCGGCCGGCACGCCCACGTTGTCCACGGCGGCGGGCAAGATCGACACGATTTCCTACGTGGTCATCAACACGACCGGCCCGGTGGTCCGTGCGTACTTCGGGAAGTCGGCCTGATGTTCATGATGACGCCGACGATCCTGCGGCCTTCGTTGCTCGCCGCGTTCCTGAAGCCGCAGGACGTGTTCGCGACGAGTTTGTATACGGCCTCCTCCACGCAGCAATCCGTCACAAACGGTCTTGATCTTATTGGGCGCGGCGGTCTTTTCTGGGAAAAAACCAGAAGTATCTCCGGGGACAATTATTTGGTAGATACGGCGCGTGGCGCAGGCAAAGTGCTAGTAACAAACAGCACATCCTCTGAGTTTTCTGCGGATAATTATCCGACATTTCTTTCCAATGGCTTCCGAGTTCCTGGTGGTATGTATCCAACAGGAACAAGTCTTGTATCGCAGTGTTTCGCCCGCGCCGCCAAGTTCTTCGACACGAACGTATTCACGCACACGAACGGCACGCCCACCAACATCGACCTGTCGTCGCTCGGTGTCGTGGGCGACGCGGTGGTCAAGCGCCGGGATGCCGCTGGCGATTGGTACGCTTGGCACCGCTCGCTGACGGCGGGAAACAACCTCCGCCTGAACACGACCGATGCGCAGAGCGCGACGAATGCCTTCATCTCCGTGAGCGGCACGACGCTGACGTTCTCGGCTTCGGCCCCGTCCGGCAGCTATACCTATCAGGCCCGCGCCCACGATCCGAGCGCAGACGGGATTGTGCAGTGTGGGAGCACTACAATCTCAAACGGCGTAACCAATATTCCGCACGGATGGTCTGGTGGTGCGCAATGGCTTCTTTATAAAGTCGCAGACAACTCATCGGCGCCCTGGTATATTTATGATACCGCTCGAAGCGGGGCTAATTTCGCAGGAACCGACCCTTTCTTGCTTGCTAATTCCTCTGCCGCCGAAAATCCGTCTGGCAATTTTCTGTCGCAGTCTGGAGGGGTCCTTACCATGAACGATGGAACCCCCGGCACATACATTTGGTGTGTCATCCGAGCCCCATACTAGGACCCGCCAGCCATGACGCACGCAATCCGCGCCGGCTCCGGCTGGGCGCTTCTCCCCTATGGCGAGGACGTCACCTATCAGGGCGTCACGGCCTCCTACGCTACGGTCATGCTGTGGTCTGACGACGAGCGCGAGGCGTTCGGTGTCTACGTGGTTCCGGAGCCTGATGCGGCGCCGGAGGGGCAGATGGAGACGAGCCGCACGCTCGTGAGCCGCAGCAAGCGCCCGGTTTGGTCCGTCTCCTACCAGCCGGCACCAGATCCCAAGCCGCCCACCGCACCCGACAACCCGACGCTCGGCGACTGGCGCGTGGGGCTCGTCCTCTGGAAGACGCCGGGCGGAAATCGCCGAGACGAGGTGCTTGCCAAGATCAAGGCGCTTCTCGACGCGGGGCACCCCCTCGGTCCTGTCGCCGACGAACGGGTGAACTATTCCAACAACGTGCTGCGGGCCGACCTCCTGGCGCTCAAGGACGCCGTGGGCTTCTCCGTCGAGGACATCGAGGAAAGCCTCTGGCGCGCGGCTCAGGTGCAGGCCGGCGATCTCTCCGGCGTCTGGCCGCTTCCCAACGACAAGGACACCCCATGACCTCCGGTTTCGGCGGGCGCCTCGACGCGTCCTATCCCACCGATGTCCGCAACGGCGGCGGCATCCGCGTGGACAAGCAGGGGCTTGCCACCCGCATCGCCCTCGATCTGCGCCAGACCCAGCGCCTCACCACGATCCCGGCCGGCGGGCTGGTGCCGGTGCAGGACCCTGGAACGGGCCTCATCGGCGCGCTGCCGGTCACGGCGCTTCCCACGGCGCAGACCGGCGACGGGACGCAGACCAACACCAAGCTCGCGACCATGCCAGCGCGGACGTTCAAGGCCAACCTGTTGGGCTCCACGGCCCCGCCGCAGGACGTGAACTTCACCCAGGTTCTGGAGGCCCTCGGCATCACCTCGGGCGGATCGGTGGCGACCACGGCTGCGAACGTCTCTGTGGTCCCGCCCGCGAGCCAGGGCTACACCAACGTCCAGGGCGCCATCACGTCGATTGAGGGGCGGGTCGCCGCTGGCGTACCGATCACAGCCTCACAGATCACGGATAGCTCAACGTCCGGACGCTCCGTCCTGACCGGCACGGCCGCGCAGGCACGTGCCGCCCTTGGCATCGCATTCGGCGTCACGGCCGGCACGTACGCAGCGGGTGACGATGCGCGGTTCGCGGCTATCGGCTCGAACGGCTCGGTGGACCCGAAAGCCTACGGCGCCAAGGGCGACGGCGTGACCGACGACAGCGCTGCGTGGCAGGCCGCAGCCAATACCGGAAAGACGATCACGCCGTCTGACGGCGACTACATCATCAACACCACGGTGACGCTGCCGGGGTTCTCTACGATTTTCCGGCCTGGGCACGGCCTCAACCGCAAAGTCATCATCCGCACCACGGCGAACGTCGACACCTTTGTCGCGACCGGCACCGATGGCAGTATTTCGGGCGTCGCCTTCTACCACACCGGGAACGGGCGCTGTTTCAAGCAGGGTAATAACGCGTCCTGGCATATATTTAACTGCTACTTCAACGCCAACAACAACGGCTCCGTGCCGTGCGACATCATCAACACAAATGGCCCGTTGAGCCACTACCATCACAATGCGTTTGACAACTTCCGAACTAACAACGACAGCTTCGCAATTGCTATCGACCGACCTGCAAACGAACCGATCCACTGCTACGAAAATCATGTCGATCAGAACTACTGTGGCGGGTTTGGCCCGTTCGTCTACGTCGGAAGTCGCGACGCGCGGACAAACTACAACGGCAATCAGTCCAAGCCCGAAGGCATCCACATCTCCTTCAACTCGACGCAGACGCGGAATTTCAGCGTCGTTGTCGAGTGCTGCCTTCTTCTCCGACTGACAGGCAACTCGTTCTGCATCGCGGCCGGAACGACGATGCTTATCCGTCCGAGCGGGCCTGGCATCCTCGATCTGCGCAGCACGTCGAACTGGTACGACGCTACGGATCAGTTCGTCGGCCCCGTCATCGGGCAGGACAGCGTCTTCGCCAACGGCCCCAATGCGGTGCTTAAGTTCGCTCGGTTCCAGGATTACATCTTCGGCGGCAAGTTCGGCTGCTCGTTCGACAGCTTGACCGATAACGTCGATTTTACCGGCAGCGTCTTCATTCAGATGACGGATACGGGGGCCATCTTCAACCAGTGCAAAAACGTCACCATCGGCGCGACTTTCGAGGGCTGCACCAGGTCGTTCGTCTGCATCGACGGCTCGGCCGGCGGACCGTTCTTCACCGGCCGGTGCGTGTTCGCCGGCAGCGGCGCCCCCGAGTTCTCCATGTCGGATCGTTCGAAACTGGTCGTCTCCTACGAGACGACCGGGTTCAAGCTTGCACGCAAATTCCCTTATCTGACGGGGACGGGCTCTTTCGTGGCGGCTGCGTCGGGCGCCGGTAACTTTGTAGGCTTCATTCTGGTCCCCCATGGACTGGCGGGGACGCCAAACTTGAATAAATGTCACTGCACTCTGCAAGCAATTCCGTCGCAGTCGGGTGGCGCTGCGTTTCAAGGCGGGACCGCAACTTTCCTCTCCGCAGACGCCACGAACATCACCATGGCCGTCTACATCCTCGGTCTGAGTACGGCTGGCAACATAATTTATAACATGGACGTAACAATTTAGTATTCATGGATTGTAATCAGGGTTCATGCGGAAAAATTCATCTGCTCCGTAGATATTACCTTGATAGTCTATCATTTCTCCTGCCCACAACGGCCAGCCGGCGAAATCGTGGCCAGCCCTATCAGCTCGCCACATCTCAACCACCTTCTCGGCCCGCTGTTGATTGGCGACGAATTCATAGTCGCGGCAGGGTGCCCTCAGAAGAGGGTCATCGGGCGGGAACCTAGGGCCTTTCTGGAGCAAGTACGGCTCGAAGCCTGCCATATCGGCCACCCAAGAGAACCCGCCTTCGAAGAAGTATCGCGAGACTCCTGTCCCCTCGATAAGATTTTTCGTAAAAAAGCTTTCGGCGGCACTGGCTAAGAAGTTGCGTAAAGCAGTTCCGGTCATCCCGAAAAATGTAGCGTATGGAAAGATCCCGACCGGAGGGTACAAAGCCGGAAAGATCCGGCGAAGATAATCGACCGCCTCGCTTGATCTGCTTGTTGCAAGCATCGGGAGGGCACAGAACGTGCCGTGTCGTGTCGGATCGCAAAATGTCTCCACTTCGCTCCGGCGAGACCAGAACTCTCGCTCCATCACCTCTCGCAACCCATCGGTGTGCCGAAACGCGTCGTGGGTCGCCCCCTTTGTGTGGCCAAACCAGTAATAGTCGTGCTGCGCGCGCGTATTACGAAGCGTTCGTAGGGCGGACTGAAACCCCGAAACATCGGAGTTTACGACGAGGCGGTCGGGCGTTTCGCAGATGACGATGTCAAGATCTGCGTCGGCTAAACTCGCGTGCCAACTGCGAGATGAACCGGAATTGATGCCAACATAGATCGTGCAGTCGCGGAACCGTCGCTGGAAAAGGTCGATGTAATAGGCGCCTACATCTCTTGCCACTTCGGTGTCAGGAACGAAGGAAGAAAAAACAACAGCGTGCCGCATGGGGATACCTTAGTTCATAGCGCCCGTGGGAGTCGCCATCCCGGCGCCCTCATGCAGCTTCAGCGGCTCGCGTAGGTCGAAGCGCATCTCCGTGCCATCCGGCGCCGTGAAGGTCGCCCAGCCGTCCTGGTAGTTTGCGAACCTGCTGCCGGCCGGCACCTTGCCGATCTGGATCTCCTGAAGGAGTGGGGTGATCTGCGACCAGCGCGCCGTCTCGCGCTCGCGGGCAATGGCCCGGCACTGAACGCCGTCGCCGGTCGGCGGGGTGAGTTGCAGAATTCGGACGTTGTCACTCATCGCGATCTCCCGTGAGGGAAACGCTCCTACCACGACCCTGGCAGTCAGGACACCTGCCCACGGCGGCGTTCATGCCGAGGTTCACGTTCTGAAGAAGGGGCTGGACGTTAAGCCCCCGAAAAATCCCTAACGTCCGCCCGCGCCCCAACCGCTTGAGTTCGCTCGCAGTTTCGTCCGGACTTTAGCATCTGCCCCGCACCCGCGAACTACCCGGAATTTCCGGATAGTTCCCCCGCGCGCCCATCCCCGCCGCGCTTCCCAGCCTGACATTCCCCGGAGAGAGATCCATGGCCGTGACCCTGACGGCGGCGCAGCTTCGCGCCGTCGCGAACACGCGTGCGCCGTTGGCCGACAAGATCGCGGACAGCTTCAACAAGCTGGCGCCAGCCTTCGCACTGACGACGCCTCTGCGGATCGCCCATTTTCTCGCACAGGTATCGCACGAGTCGGGCGGCTTCCAGTTCGTCAAGGAGCTATGGGGGCCGACCCCGGCGCAGAAGCGGTACGAGGGCAGGACGGACCTCGGCAACACGCAGCCGGGCGACGGCAGCAAGTTCCGGGGGCACGGCCTGATCCAAGTCACGGGCCGGGCGAACCATGCCGAGTTCACGGCCTGGATCAAGCGGCGATACCCCGAAGCGCCCGACTTCGTGGCCGAGCCCGAGGCTCTGGCCGAGTTTCCGTGGGCGCTGATGAGCGCGTTCTGGTTCTGGGACACGCGTGGGCTCAACGCGCTCGCCGACAAGGACGACGTGGTCGCCGTGACAAGGAAGGTCAACGGCGGCACCAACGGACTGGCGGAGAGAAAGGCCGCGCTGAAACGGGCCAAGGCGGCCCTTGGTGAGGCGCTGGCTCCCATCGTCGCCCCGAAGGCCCGCAAGCCCGCCATGGCCCGTCCTGCGCCATCCGAGCCCCCGTCCGACGACGAGGCGCAGCCCGAGTTCGCGATCCGAGGCGCACAGGAACGCCTCATCGCCCTGGGCTACCACGACGTGGGGCTCGTGGACGGCAAGAAGGGCAAGAAGTTCGCGAGCGCCATCCGCCAGCTTCAGGAGCGCGCCGCAGCCCTGGGCGACCGCGTGGCGGTGGATGGGCTCTACGGCCCGGAGACCCGCGCCCTGCTCGATGAGAAGCACGGCGACCGCTACCGCAACGTGGTCTCCGACGAGCGCAAGAGCATCACGGCGACCGACCTCGCCCGGACCGGCACGCCCGGTGTCGTCACCGGCCGGCGCATCCAATGGGCCTCGCTCCTGGGCGCGCTCACGTCCCTTGTCGGCGCGGCCTACAGCGCGTGGCAGGCCCCGGCAGAGCTTCCGGTCGGGTCATCCATCGCCCTGGCTTTCCTGCCGCCGTGGGTGGCGGCCGTCGCGCCGTTCCTCTTCACCTTCCTGCCGCTGGCCTACACGACGCTCGCCGGCAGCGGGCTCGTCTCGACCTCCGTGGAGAGGGTTCGCGAGGGCATCGACAATTCGGGGGCTCCGCCGGCCAACCCCGGTCCCGGCGGGCTGTTCGGGTCGCTGTTCGGGGGGCGGTGATGCTGATCGAACTCTTCCCCTTGAACATGATCCTCGGCGCGCTCTGCCTGACGATCATCGTCCTCGTCGCCATCGTCGCGTCGGCGCGCTGACATGCTGGCCGAGCCCGCAATCTACGATCCATACCAAAGGCTGGGCGAACTCATGGGCGAGAACAATGATCGCGAAGGTATCTCGCCCCTGGTCGCGATGCAGATCGCGCAGGCGGTTACCAATCAGAAGGTCGAGGAAGTCGGTCGGTTGGTGAACGAACTCCGGTCGGAAGTGCGAGAATTGAAAAGCACCTTCGCGACCAAGGATGACCTCAAGGACATTCGTGAAGAGGTGAACGGCCTCAAAAGTTGGAATAAATGGGTGGTGCAGATCATCGGCGGCCTTATCCTCACCGCGATTATCGGCACAATCGTTATCAAGGGTGGTGTGCCGCATCCATGACTGTTCTCAAAAGACCAGCACCTGACGACGCCGAACTTGATATGACGGATCAGATTTATGCGAGGGCCATCGAGCTAGGGTTCGGAGCGTCGCGCCGAAAGCCAATCAGCGAGCGCGTGGTCAATGCCCTCTATTGGGGGCTGATCCTCGCCGCGTGCGGCTGGATCTTTAGTATGGCGGTAGACCGCGAGATGCCGGTTCAGATCGGCCCGCGTGAGGTCGTGAACCCGGACAAGCGCGTGGTGGTCGGCGAACGGCTCTTAGTGCGCTCATCCCGCCGCCGCTCGCGCACCTGCGAATTGACCCGGCGGTGGACGATCATCGACGGAGATGGTCGACGCTTCGATTACGAGCCCGAGCGCTACGACGCCTACGGCGCGGTCACTCCGTCCGGCGGCCCCGCCGAGGTCGAGACGACTGGACCCATCATCCCGCTTGACGCGATGCCCGGTCGAGGCCGCTGGATCTCCGTGCTGGCCTGGGATTGCAACCCCCTCCAACGGGCGCTGGGTTGGTCCATCGTCATGATCCAGGCGCCAGTCGAATTCGAGATCGTGCGCCGGGCGCCTTCATGATTTAGAATGTGCTGGCGCGGTTATGCCTACGGCAGTGAGTTATTCAACCCAAGCCCAATTTCGGCGGAGGCATATTGCTGAAATGTTGCTTCTGCTCACTCCATAAATTTCGGAGAGTTCCGCATGGTTTGAGCCAGTTTTTGCCATCGCTCGGATGGCTTTAACGCTTTCCTCGTTCAGCTTTGTGAAAGACCGCTTCTTGTCCCCTCGGTTGTCTGTTCCGTGGTCAAGCCGGTCCGCTTGGTTCTCTTGATGGGTGGCCCAACGCAGATGGTGAGGGTTTACGCAGCCCTCGTTTCCTTTTCCGCAGTTATGTGCGGCTTCATGCCTTGAGGTAGGCGGAGGGCCATTGACCATTATACATACCACTCTAGCCGCCGCCTGCATTCGACCTTCGTGCGATACCATCGCATACCCAGTCCTATAATCTCTGGCATATGGCCACGGGATGCAGCCGGCACTCTCAGTCCCGACAAGGGAGTGCAAAAACCGTTTTGGCTCGCCTTTGCTGGTTTGCCCTGCGGTTGGGGAGCCGTGGCGCCAAAACCTTTTGTAGTGGGCACAGCAAAAACCACAGCTCTTTATGGGCTTATCGCATCCGTCTACAGCGCAACTCATATGATGCCTCAGAATATTGAGCAGGATTTCTGGGAGACGGGGGCGTTGCAGACCACCGGGGACCCGCCGGCATGACCTGCCCCACCGACCCCCAAGACCTCACCGGGGTCTATGTGCTCCTGGCGTTGATGGTGGGGATGGTGTTGGGCGGGGTGGTGAGGCGGTAGAGGCTACCAGCGAGAGCGACCGAGGCTGGCTGGCGGCTTTTCGTCCAGCGGCCAGCGGCCTTCGCTCTCAAGCAGCCCCTGGATCGCCGGGCCTAGGTCAGCCAAGGCGCCCGGCACATTGAGGCTCGACAGCGCCAGCCCCGGCAGCGTGTCGCTGTGGATGCGCAGGCCCCCATCGGGGCGGCGGGAGAACGTCAGGCTGACGGTGACTTCCTTGTCCATACCCCATCCTCCATCCCGAGCCCGGCCGTCACTCCGACGCGTCGGGCTTTTTGCGTTCGAACAGTCGGGCGAGAAACGAAGGCGGTCGCTCGGGCAGTGTAGCTCTGCGCTCTCGCTCTGCTGCGTCTAGCTTTTGCCACCACGAGGCGGCCCGCGTCTTCTTTCGATCTTCATAAACACCCCAAGCCAGGGCGGCGGCGCTGAGAATAACGACTATGCTGACCCGCCAGACATCAATGCTTTCCATCGACTACTCCCCGCTTCCGCTTTCCCCCTCACCCAAAATCCCCCGTCCCCAGCACCCGCAACAACTCCCGCCCGGCCGGCGTCAGAAACCGCCCCATCTCCCCCGGCCTCGCCCCTTCCCATCGGGCCTGCCGCTCCACGACGTATCCGAGTTCGATGAGCGCTGGCATGGACGAGGGGTGGGCTGAGAGCCGTAGCCCGCGCGGGTGAAGGGCGACGGCGCGCAGGGCTTCCAGGGCGCGGGGACGGATGGGTGGGGTCATTCTGAGAAGGCGAGGCTTACGGTCTGGATCATGAGCCGCACCTTATCCTCTGGGCCGGAAACCTTGAACCGGATCGTGCTGCCGGCGCGCTCGTGGGAGATATCAAGCCCGCGGTCCCACGCGTGTTCGGTGATGGCGTTGATCAGGCCTTTGCGGATGAAGAACCCCGCCTCCATCATGAACGACCTCTCGACGGTGGCGCTCACGGCTCTCTCCTTCGCTCAGGCTACGGGGCGTCTCTGCCAGCGCCCGATCCACGATCCGACGCAGATGAACGACGATCTCCCCGCACCCTGGCACTCGGATGCGAACGATGCCTTGAATGCGGTCGGCTTCGGCTTGCGTCACGGCTCTTTCCCCTCTTCGGGCGAAGCGAGGGCGGGACCTTCCGCCATCGCCAGATCAATCAAGGCCCGCAGGATCGTCCCTGGCAGATCGCCCTTTAGGGTCGCCACGGGATCGGTGCCGTTGACGAGCACGATGGTGTCGCCGAAGCTGTGGTTGCGGATAGCGTCGATAGCGGCGCGAGCCACCTCCATCATGTCGAACCGACCGTCCACCAGCACTTGCAGGGTGCCGTCTTCCGGCAAGGCGTGCTCGTCGTCGCCATCAATCGCCCAAGGCGCGAAAACACCCAGACCCCGGATGCGGGCCAACATCGCCCGCGCCACGGCCTCAACCATCACGGTCTCACCCATTCCCCTTCCTCCAACCCAGCCGCGCGGCGGCGTGCTTTAGGATCAAAATCAACGACGGCTATGGGCGCTTCTCGGCGTAGCCCTGCATTGCAGAGACCGCGAACCGGCCGAGACTGGCTGGGTCGGTTGCGACGGTGATCGCGAGATACGCGGCGCCCGCCATGATGCTGAGAGCCAGGGTCCCGCAGAACGCGAACCACAGCTTGAAGCCGAGGCGCGAGGGCATGTTGCTGCGTGGGCGGTTCAGATTGGATCGCATCCCCCTCACTCCCCTTCCTCTGTCGAGCGAGCGGCGTCGGGTGGAGCAGCCTCAGTTAATTCTTTCACCATGAATTTATAGTGCGAAAGAAGAACTTTGCGCGCCCGTTCAATCGCTGCAGCGAGGGTGCAGTCCTGCAAACAAAACCAGGGGCTTTGGCCGGAGGCGACATAAAACGTACCTTCATGTTCGGCCCAACTGATAGGGTGGTGCAGATTTGGGTACTCAAGCTTCTGCCATGCCAAATTTAGTGTCGTCATCGCCTCACCCATCGTCTCAGCCCTCCACAGCCGTCGAGAGATCGAGAGGCGGGGTGGTATCAGCCTGCGGCTCGGTCGCAGCAGCCTTCTTCTTCCGCCACGGCGCGTCGGCCTCCCAATCGCCGGCCATGATGCTGCCGTAGGGCTCGACGGTGTCGACCACGTCGGCGAGGCCGTATTTGGCGATCTGAGCGCGGACGGACGCGGCGTCCTTGTAGGCGCCGGGCAGTTCGGACAGGTCGGGCTTACCGCAGTAGAACCGGGCGTCGATGCCCTCGGGCCACTCTGGCGTTCCCGTGCGCAGGTAGGCCGTGCGGCTGAGATTGCGGCCGGCACCGTGCGGCGCGAAGCCGAGGGTTTCGGGCCGGTCGCGGTGGCGCGCGATGAGGATCGGCTGGCCCATGTTGAGCGGGATTAGCGTCCGGCCGTCATCGTCCGGTGAGAAGCCTGCCCAGGACGGCGTCGCGCCCTTGCCGTGATAATAGAGCCCATCGTCGCGTCGGAAGACGAAGTTGTGCTCGTTCCAGAACCGATCTGCGATGCCTGCGCCCAGCCGATCCAGGGTAAGGCCGTGGATGGCGTAGTGGCTCTCTCGGGTCCACTCGCGCACGATCTGGAGCGCGTCCCAATAGGCACGCCCGTCGTCACTGTCGGCCTTGATCCAGGCGTTGTGCGGCGGGACTGTCGGGGCGACCTTTGCCGTGTGCCGCTTCGCGACCGACATGCCCTTCTTGTAGAGCTGCGCACCGAACCCACGCGAGCCATGGTGCGTGACCAAGGCGATCTGCCCCGTCGAGGCGAGGCGACCGACATAGGCGAAGTGGTTGCCGTCGCCCTGACTGGCGAAGTCGCCCACGGCGCGGCTGGCGATGTCCGACAGGAAGGCATTCGCGGCGACCCGCTCCATCATTTCGGCCGGCGGCGTCAGCACGTCCTTACGCCCGCCGGGACCGAAGTGCGTCACGGCGTGGACAGCGTCGAGAACCGCTTTCGGATCGTGTTCGCCGGCCAGGACCGTGATGGCGACCGAACAGCAGATGTCGGCCGAGTGGAAGCCGGGGTGGATCGCATCCTCGCACGCCACAGCCCCGCCGACCGGGATGGTGCCGGGCTGCGAACCTGACGGGCAGGCATCCGGCATGACTGCGCCCGCGCGGATCGTGGGCAGGCGCATCAGCACATCCATGTGCTCAAACACCTTCGCGGCGTTGTCGCGCTCGGCCTCGTTGTTCGTGTCGAGGAACACGCCGTAGGGCAGGGGTGCATCCCGCATCGGGATCGTTTCCGGCACGAGGTCGTGGGCTGCCATGATGATCGTGTCGACGGCGGCGCCCTCGGCATACATCGCGTTCGCGACTTCGATGGCTTCCGCGAAGTGCTTGCCGGGCTTGAGCCCCCAGCCGATCAGCGTCGCGCCTGTGATCGTCTCAGCCATAGCGTCCGGTCTCCTGTTCGAGCGGGGGAAGGTTGGGTTAGGGGGAGGGGGCGTCAGGCGGCGGCCCGCTTCGGAACGGGCCCCTTGCCCTCCATCCAAAGCTCAAGTTCCTCGACGGTGAACCAACCGTGGTTGTTGTTCTGCTGGTCTTGCGGGTTGAGCCAGAACATCACGGGGTGCTTCGAGTCGTCCCTCCGATTTGCAGAAATCGTGTCTGGAGACAGGGCGTAGAACCCGCGACCATAACCGCCCTTGGATCGCGCCCACCTTTCAATACGCTCACGAATGCCGGTGGCTTCCGCCGCGTCTTTGATGGCTTTGCGATCTCGAAAGCCCGACTCCATCTGGTCGATCAACTTCCTTGGGATCGTGGAGCGTCGCACGATGACGAGCCCCGAGCCGCCGAAGGGGTTTGAACTTCCGGCGAGGTAGATCAGGGCGTCGTTCTCGATCAGAGCGGTATGGATCGAGCGGATGATGAAGTCGTCCGGCCCGCCCTTCGGCGCGGAGAACAGGAAGGCGCCCTCATCCCAATGGGCCTGCGGCTTGTCCTTGGACGGGTAGCTTTCACGGTAGCCCGCAACGAACTCCTCGACTGTCTGCGCGCCGTACGGCCCTTCGTCACCGCCGAGCAGGAACAGCCGCTTGTGCGACGCGCTCTTGCCCCGGCCCGACGAGTAGTCGGTCGTTTTCACAGGCGTCTCGATCAGCTGGGCCTTTTCGGGCGATCCGGTCGTCACCGCGTACCGCTGGACCGTCAGGTCGGTTTCGTCGTTCGAGACGCCGAACGCGGACCGCAGCTTGCCGATGCCGAACTCGTGCTCGGCACAGAAGTCGTAGCCGAACGAGAGGAGGAGATTGTCACCCTCGCGGAGAGTGGCGACGTTCTGACTTGCCCTGCGCATTGCTCTCTCCGGTTGCCTCAAATCAACATGACGTATAATCTACATGGCGTTGATTTAGAGCGCAAGGGCTATCTACGTGGCGTTGATCGCTTGTGGTGATGCGGCTGCCGCGCTATCGCGCCGGGCAATGGACAACGAGCCGTGGCAGATACGGGCTCAGGCGGCTGGCCTTGAGCAAAAGACGCTGGCCCGCCTCCTTGGCCGGCCGGTGAACACGATCTCGCGTCAGATCCGGGGGGTTCATGGCGAGGTGCCGCAACATCTCATCGCCGTCATCGTGGCCTGGGAGATGATGGAACCGGACGAGCGGGTCGTATGGCTCTCGACCGTGGAGCGGGAGGTTCGCGCCTCGCCGCCTTCCGCTTCCCTCACCCGCCGCGAGCGCCCCCGCCCCAATCCGAAAACAGATTGAGGGGAGGGGGACTAGGGACCCGGAAACAGGTCTGGCTGACCAACCTTGCGAAAGCGCGTCTGCCGGGCGTTCCGCTGGTGCTGCTCGTGGTCCCACTTCAGATGGCACCGCTGGCAGAGCGCGCGGAGGTTGTCGTCCTCGTTGTTCGCCACGTCCTGATCCATGTGGGCGATGGTCAGGACGACCTTGCTGCCGGTCTCGGGATGTGGCTCGCGGTTCACGGCCCGGCACTCAGGGTGCTGCGGCGTGCCTTCGCAGGCGTCGCCAGCCCTTGCGATGATCCGCCCTCGGATGGCGAGCCATGCTGCCGAACGGATCGATCCGCCGGGGTACAGCTTCATGCGTTCGCTGCTTATCGGCACGGCGTTTCCTCCTTCGGGGTTGCGGGTGCGGGGAGGGGGCAGCCGCAATGCTCGCGAACCATGGCGCGAAGCTCCTCCCACGAGCGCGACCCGACAGGCTCGTCCCGGCCGGTTTCCGAGAAGAACCATGCGCGCTTGAGCGTCCCCAGGTCCGTCAGGTGGTCGTCGTTCATACAGAGGGCGACGGCGGCGGTGATGCCCTTGCGCCGCCGCTCAATCTCGGCGGCCTCGTCGGCGATATCCTTCGCCAAGTCCTCGACTAACTGCCGCTGCCTGCCGTGAAGCCGATTGATTTGCCGACCGCTCATGTCGGGCATGGGGTTGTAGAGTAGGGCGATCCTGTTCGCGATTTCCTGTGCGTCGTTCACGGCGTTTCGCCTCCCTGCGCGAGGTTAGGAGCGACGGGGGGAGTGGGGCCGTAGCCGTGAGGCTTCCAGTCCATGCGCGAGAGCTTCCAGGCCATTCGCTCACGGGCCGCGAGGCAGCCTTCCGAGCCAGGCTGGAAGGTCTGGCAAACTCGCGGTCGGCGGCTGTAAATCCCGCATCGGACGGATGTTCCAATCTCGCCCCCTAGGGCGACGCACCGTCCGCCGATGTGCTTCGCCATGAAGCGACGATCTCCGTCACTTCTGTTCGAACAGAGCATCTGCGGCGGCATCCACTCGTCACGCGCGACCGGCACGGCCCCGGCCTCGACGCAGCACGCCCCGCACGCTTGGCAGTTCAGGGCGGCGCTCAACGTCCGCTCTCCCCTGCGGAGAGGGAGGGGGCAGACTGCAACCACAGCCACGCATCACGGGTCCACAGCGCGTCGGACAGGGCGTGGTGTTCGCCGTAGGTCTGTTCGGGCGGCTTACCGCAGCCGACGCGATCGATTTCCTGCTTCAGGTCCCGGACGTACATCGGCCAGCCCTCAGGCAACTCCATCATCGTGCCGTAGAGTTGGCAGAGCGCGACCCAATCGTAGGAGGCGTAGTAGGCCCAGAACTCGGGGTTGGGGCCAGCGAACTCGATGAGGTCACTCTTGATACGCTGGCGATACCTCATTGCGTTGCCGAGCTTCAGGTGCGGAGCTACGTTCGCCGCCAGCCATTCGCTCTGTCGGCAAAAATACAGGCACTCCATCGTCTCGGCGTAGTAGGTCGCACCGTCCTCGCGCACGGCGCCGATGCTGATAAGGTCGATGGTGGTGCCGTTCTCGTAGAACTCGGTGTCAAACCAGATTTTCATGGCCCTACGCCCTCTCTGCGGTGGAGGGGGCAGAGGCGGGCCGTATGAACGGGCTTCGAGACCGCCCCTTCGCGGCCATGTCCGCCACGTTGTCGACCTGCCGTCCTAAGCTCAGGTGCGCCGGGTTGCAGCACGCAGGATTATCGCAAGAGTGCATCACCACAGTGCCGTGGTGTTCTTCGGCGTTGGTGATGGGGCCTTTCGTAAGGGCGTAGATCAGCCGGTGCGGCAGGTATAGCTTGCCGTCGACCTTAAAGCGTCCGTGACCAAAGTTCGACTTCGCTGCCGTCCAAGGCCAGCACTGATCCGGCTCGCCCTTTTGGACCTTGGACCATAGGCGATACTCTTCCCAGGGCTTGAGAACCGGAAGGTCAACGGCCTTGAGCGCCTTCGGGGTTGGCGCGGGTCGGTGAGCCTTCCGAGCTGCCAGTCGTTCGGCAACCGCGCGCTCTGCCGCGTCAAGGCGCGCGAGGCGGCGTTGCCAGCGGTCGGGCTCGTACATGCGCATCTTGCGAAGCGCCATAGCCCTGCGTTTTTCAGCGATGTCGGGATGCGGTACGGCAGCAGGCAAATCGGCCTCCAGCGTCACACACGGCGTACAACATGCCGTGCGGTGCGATCCGCTAAGTGCCTGATTTTATTGCCCGTACCGGGCCATTATAGGAATAATGGCGGAGAGGGGGGCAATCCAACCCAGACCTAGTGAACCAAGGAATTTCAACAACTTGCACTATGCCGATTGACGGCGCAAGGGCGGCGGGGCACAAAATCGTACAACATTCCGTGCAACATGGGCGCGCCCGATTTTGGCTGACTACCTGACGAAGCGGGACGGGTTCTGGCACTTCGTGCGGCGCGTTCCAGAGGCGTTCAAGACCCTCGACAAGCGCGGCATCGTCAAGCAGTCGACGGATATTCGGGTAGCTGACGATCCGCTCAGGAAGCGGGCGCGCGAGGCGTCCCGCAAGATCAACGCGCAGTTGGAAGCCTACTGGCGCGGGATGGTGGACGGACAGTCGGCCGAGGCGCAGCGCCGGTACGATGCGGCTAGGGCACGCGCCAGAAGCCTAGGCTTCGATTACGCCTCCGCCGATGAGATCGCGGGTATGCGGCGGATCAGCGAAATCCTGTCCCGCATGGAAGCCCTGATGCGGAAGGGCGACCCGAACAGCGAACAGGACATGGCAGCGGCGTTCGGCGGAGAGGCGCCACCCAGCCTGATGCTGTCTGGCCTGTTCGATGTGTTCGAGGGGTTGAGCGCAGGGTCCATGGGCGATCTGTCTCCAGACCAGAAGCGGAAATGGGCCAACCCGAAGAAGCGCGCCTTGGCGAACCTCATCGAAGTTGTCGGCGACAAGGAGATCGGGGCCGTCACGCGGAACGACGCCCTGGACTTCCGAGAGTGGTGGACGAAGCGCGTTCTCCAAGAGGATATGGAGATCGACACGGCCAACAAGGACATCGGCCACATCTCCAAAATGTTCAGGACGGTCGAGACCTGCCGCCGCCTCGGGCTCGCGCCCGTGTTTCAAGATCTGCGGATCGAGGGCGGAGTTACGGAAAGTCGCTTTCCGTTCGCCCCGTCTTTCGTCCAGGACCGGCTTCTGATGACCGGCGCCCTCGACGGTTTGAACGAAGAGGCGAGGCGGGTCCTGTACCTAATGGTCGAGACGGGCCTTCGCTTGTCCGAGTGCGCCAACTTGACGGAGAAAACGATCATCCTGAACCACGCGGTGCCTCACGTTCAGGTCCGCCCCGATGGGCGGAGGATGAAAACGACTCAGTCCAACCGGGACATTCCCCTGGTAGGCGTTGCCCTCATGGCGATGCAGGCGCAGCCGGGCGGCTTTCCGCGATACCGTGATAAGGCCGGCAGCTTGTCAGCGACCGTGAACAAGTTCCTGCTGGAGAACGGTATGCGCCCCAAGGAGGATCAAACCGCCTACTCGCTGCGCCACACCTTCGAGGACCGTCTTACGGCAGTCGAAGCCCCGGAAAAGATGATCGCGGGCTTCATGGGGCACAAGCACAACCGCCCGAAATACGGGTCGGGGCCGACCTTGGAGCACAAGCGGGAATGGCTTCAGCGGATCGCTTTCAAACCGCCGTCCAGGGTGTGACGTTCGAGGGCCTGCCGAGCGCGATCCATGACGTCCAGGCTGCGCCGTGCTTCGAGAATTTCTCGCTCCATGCGCTCCAGCAGCGGCGCATAGACGACGCCGTGCGTGATGACAGCCCAAGCGAAGAACGTGTAGGCCCGCTCTAGATCCGAAAAACTGATTTCCGGCTCCCGCCGCTCGTCAGCGCGCCGTGTACCGGCCGGGTCACCCCGTGGCGCAGCCCTAGCCTTCGCCATGGCGCTCATCCTTCGCTACGGGACTGGTGGGGGAGGGGACTGCCCCTCCGCGTTCAGCGAGGGCGGCGCGGACCTGAGCGGCGTCGGCTTCCTGGCCGGGCCAGGGGTTCGCCACCATCGAGAAGGCTCGTTGGACCGCGATCCGCAGCTTCTCGATCTCGATCTGCCGCATCATGGCGGCGTGGGTCGCTTCGTACTCCCCGGACCGTCGCCAGATCTCCTGCTGGTCCCACGGCTTGAAGACGTCGCGGATCACATGGTGGCCGCCATACAGGAAGCCTTGGATGCGATCCGGGGCGCCGTCCATGGCGTCCACCAACAGCGCCAGGAACCCGTCGTTCTGCACCATGATCTCAAGAGGAGCCGTCAGTCCCGTGCCCTTAGCCATCGGTCCGGCCTCCGGGGGTGGTCGGCGGGGCGGGGAGGGGCATCCAGTGGGTGGCAGTCCAGTAGCTCCCCATCTCGATAACTCGGATGCCGTCCGCCTCGCCGTCTCCAATCCAAGAGCCCCTTTCGAACCAGACATCAGCCTCGCGCCATTGCCGGCATGACGAGTGCTCGCAAAGCCATAGGTCGACATGCGTCCCATCCTTCGGCGCCGTCTCGATGGGCTGCCAGCTTTCAGCCCGTGCGGCGGCGACAGCCTCGGTTAGGGTGGTGGGATCGATGAGGCGGCCGGCGCGGTAGTCGTTCTCCAATCGGCAGAGAAAGGCGCTGATGGCCTCCGTCTGCCGTGGCTGGCGGCCCTCGGCTCGGGCCGCACTTTGTTCCGCCTCGTCGTCGTCGCCCTTAGCCACGAAAATCACGGGGCGGAAACCATCCTCGCGCAATGGGCCTCGAACCCACCCCCAATCGTCGAATTTCTGAGGGCGTACGGTCCACGGACCTTTCGGCGCCGCCTCAGAAAGCTCCCGCAAGCTCGGCGCGCTCTGTGTCTCAGCCATGGGGGTGCTCATGCGGAGGGCTCCGATTGGTGAGTGCCCAGACGATCCGGTGCCCAGACGGAGACGCCGGTCTTGGTCCGAACCACGCCGAACGTGTTGGCGAGGTCGCTGCCCTGAGTGACGGCCATCACGGCTCCCGGCTCGGGGCCAAGGCCATTGGCGAGGGCGAAGCTCGCGCAGCGGACCATTGAGACGAGGTCGAGGGTTGAGGCGCCCTCGTTTGCGTTGAGGATGATCCGCATCACGGTTGCTCCTTCGGGGAGAGGGTTGCAAGGAGGGACTGAGCAGCGCGGAGATCGCGGGCTCGGACCATTAGATTGACGACGAAGTCATCTGGCCAAGCGGGACCGGGTGCACGCACCGCGAACGGCCTCAGTGCGGCCCCCAGCGCCTCCATCCCCTCCTTGAGGCGGGTGATCTCGGCTTCGGCGGCGCGGAGGGAGGCGCGAACCTCGGCCTGGATTTCCATCTCGGCATCTAGCGTGGCCTGGATGGCGTTGGCGCGAGCCTCTTCAGCATCGTGCCGGTCTTCCGCCTTCTCTGCGCCGATGACGATCAGATCCATCTTCGCTTTCAGGCTGGGCCAGCCGTCGCGCGAACCAGTCCATTCCTCGACCTCGGCAACAGTCGCGACCGCCGCATCCCGCTCGGCGATGAGCGAGGCACGGTCTGCGGCGGCGAGGCCGGCGACGATCTCGCCGAAATCGATCAGCAACTCCTCGATGACGGGCCGGTGGTAGCCGTATCGCTTTTGGAACTCAGCCAAAGCTTCGGCGACACAGGGCGCCAGCGCCTCGCGCGGGCCGTTCTGGTCTTCGGGGGCGGTCATGGGCGCCTCCCGGTCGCCACGTATCGCTGTGGTGGCACGGGCAGGGTCGCAGCTCGCTCACGGGCAGCGCGCCGCAACTCCCGCTCCCTCTTCTGATATGCGCGCTCGGCCTCGTCCGCCTCATCGAACATCGCCATCATGGCATCGCGGCGCTGCGGCCACGTCTGTTCGTCGCGGTCCTCGGCGCGGAAGGCGCCAAGGTGCTCGGCCGCCTCGTCCAGCATACCGCCGAACTGATACGTCTTCTCGTCCCAATTCAGCGCCGACGACAGATCGAGCGATGCCATGAAGCGTTCGCCGAACGCTTGGCAAGGCAGGCATTGCACGGCCGCAAAGAAGTCGCCGTCCGATGACCCTGCGATCCGGGCGTACCGCTCTCCGGCCTTAATTGTCGCCCCGCACTCGGGGCACGGGCGGGCCTTACGGGCTTTCGGCGTGGTGGTGGTCATGAAGTCACCCATCACGCCAGCCCTCCGTCAGCGGCCGGTGCGGCGGCGAGAGCGGCATCCCAGAGCTTCTGAGCCTGCGCGAGCGTCGGCACAGGCCACGTCGTTCGAAACAGATCGTCGGCCATCGCGTGGGTGATCTTGGTCGGCACCAGCACGAACCCGGACACCTCGTCTCCAGGCCGTGCCGCTGGGGCGGTGGAGAGGGCGGCGAGTTCGAACAGGCGGTCGCTGACGAAGCCCGATATGAATTGTAGAGCCCCAGCGGCCTTGCTGTCGCCTTCGTCTACGCAGACCTGAGCGAGATCATCGGCCACCGCCTTCACAGCATTCAGCGCCTCCCCCACCCCTGCCGGCGTCTCGGCCTTGGGCGGTTGGGGGGCGAGTGCGGCGGCGGCTTTCTGTTCCGCGCGATCCCAGCCGACGCCATACAAGTCGCCATGATGCTCGCGAATGTACCGCCAGCCGGCGAGCATATCCGCCAGCGCCTCCCGCACCCCCGTCTCGTCTTCACCCACCGGGGCGGGTTCGTCATCCTCATCTGGCTCGGCCGGGCCTTTGATCTGGCATTGGTCCTGATCATGGCACCAGCCGTCGTGCGCGCAGTCTTCCCAGGCGTTGCACGATGAGGGCGGAAAGCCCGGCCCCCACTTGCTGCATCCGGTCCTGGGCGCCTCGTCCCCCACCCCGGCATCCGGCGTCTTGGGGTCTGCCGGGGTGGGGGCGATGTTGACCAGCGCCGCCTTCACGGCCTCGGCCTGCTCCATCGTTGGAAAAATAAAAACACCCTCTCCGTCTTCAATGGACGCGAGGTCGCCTTGCTCCGCTGGTGCCACCAAATCGCCAATCACCCCCGGTTCTCCGAGCACGTTCGCAATGAACACCGCCGGCCTTCCGTAGGCAGTGCCTGTATCGACCTTGAGCTTTCCGGCCCCGAACTCCCTGAGGAATGCGGGAGCTTTCTCCACCCCCGCCGCGACCGGCCCTTGTACTGCGGGTTGCGGGCTGGCGAGGGCGGCTTTCACCACGGCCTGCGCTCGCATGAGATGCCAGCTACCCGGGCCTGCTGGGCAGCACTCACGAACTGTGCCGAGATACCCACCGACGAGTTCCAACGCCACCCGCAGGCCCGCCCCCTCGCCCTCGGGCGCGGTCAGCAGGAGCGCGGCGGCGGTGTTGAGGGCGGCCGTCGAAACGTGGTTCCAGCTATGGAGAACGCGCGCCTGCCGCAGCGCATCCGCGAGCTTCTGGCCGGCTTCGGAAAGAGTTTGGGTGGTCATGCGGAGACCTCCGTGCGAGCGGGGACAGGTTCGTCGGGCTGATTTTGATATTTGCCGTTGCCGTAACCGCGCTCGGGCGGCGCCATCATCTGGTGAAAGACGATCTGCGCGATGGGCTGGCCGGCTTTCAGGACGACTGGTCCAGGTGCGTGACAGACAATCTCAAGAGTGAGATGTCCTTTCCACGAGGGCTCAAGGCACGTGTTGAAGAGGCTGACGCCCTGGCGGGCCAGGGTGCTCTTATCGAGCACGAAAGCCATCACGTCGGCCGGAATGTCGAAGTGCTCAATTGTGGACGCAAGGCAGAACTCGCCTTGCTCAAGGGATCGGTCCTGCTTGATGCGGACATCGTATCCACCGTGGCTCAAGCCGAAGCTCAGACCGGTGTCGTGAACCGTGCGCTCCACGAACGGCGTCACGATCCCGCGTTCGCGGATCATCCAATCGGGGAGGATCATGCCGTCACCGCCAGAAAGAAGGCGACGGCCGGCACGCTGATGATGATCAGCGCACCAAGGGCCATGATAGCGATGGCGGTGAGGTCGAAGGATTCGGCGGGAGGCATCACAGGCCCTCCGCGTCAGAAACCACCTTGAGAGCTTCGACGGCTAGATCGTGAAGGCTGACTAGAAGTGAGACGGTGTCTTTGCCGCCGGCCGAAACATTGATCACCTTCTGAGCGAAGGTCATCAGCGCCTCATGATTGTTCACGGCGCGGACGATGAAGGCGGCGTTTTCGAAAGCTGCGTCAAACGACGGACCCATAATATCGTCTTCATGGGTCGCCGCGAACGCAACTACTCCGTTTTTCTGAGCTTCAATAGTGTATCTAAAGTTCGAAGAAAGACGCCAAGGCGTCGGAGTATGCTTCCCAGCCATCACGCAACCCTCCGGATCTTAGGCTCGCCGCGCATCGCGAGGGACGCGGCCATGAGTTCGTCGGCGAGCACGCGGGCAGAGACGGCCTTGGCCTCGATCTGATCCGCGAAGGTGGACAGGTCGGCGTAGTGGGCGCACTCCGAAAGGATGCGTGGCTGGTCGAGAAGGGCGCCGAGAAGCGAAGCCACGATGTTGCTGGCGTCGACGGCGCGCTGGATGGCGATGGTTTCCATCACGCCCTCCGCACGAGATCGGCAGCGGTCAGGCCGTGCTCTTCGAGGTCGGTCCGGGCCGAGAGGTCGGTCGCGGTGAGGCGGTGGAGGGCCGTGCGCATGACGTCGCCGGCATCGTCGATCAGCGTCATGTCCTGCTTGGCGCCCGCATCCAGAAGGATCTCCTGAATGCGGGCGAGCTGCACACCGGCCTGGGCGACACGCGAGTTCACGGAATTGATGGTGCGCAGGTCGACCCCGCGCAGGTTGCGGCGGGCCAGGCGCTCGATGATATCGGATTGGTCGATCAGAGCGTCGGTGAGGGCACGGGTCGCCGCGTTCATCTGCCCGATGCGAGCCTCAAGACGGCTCTGATCCGTCTCGATAGGCGCCTGGATCGGGGTGACGCTGGCCGTGGCGTACCGCGGCGGACGCCCGAGGCGCGCGTCGTTGCGCAGCGCCGCTTCGATGATCGGATCGGGGGAGGTGAAAGGGGAGAAGACCATGATCAGGCGGCCTTCTCGAAACGAGCCGAGAAACGCGGGCTGAAATGATCGCCCAGGCGACCCGCCTCACGATTCATGTGACGGGTGATGCCGCCGACGTCGTGAATGAAGTTGAAGTCGTCGGCGTCCAGAAGATCAGCCAGACGGATCGGCGTGCCGTTCAGGTGACAAGCGGCGAGATCCATGTGCGTCGAGGTGCGGTCGTCGCTCAGGCCGAGCTTGACGGCACGGGAGACGATCTCGGCGATGATCACGCCGTCATCGAAGCTGGTTGCGAATTTGATGTTGGCGGGCACTGGCGGCTCCATCGGCTGGCGATGGGCATAAGTAAGCACGGCTTAATTTAAGGCGCAAGCGCTAATCGTAAGCGCAGCTTATTTTTAGCCGTGCGCCCCTCAATCTCACGCTGTTGATAAGCCGAAAGGGGATGGACTCGGGATCGAAATGCCCTGATCAATGTTCGTTACAGAACATAAAGGGAACAGAAATGGGTGGCGCGAGGCTCGACGGGATGGACGACCTCGTGGCCCTTGGCGTCGGCTGTGAGAACTGCGGAAGAAAGAGACGACTGGCTAGGTCTCACATCGCAAGGCTGATTGGCCCCGGAATTCACACCGTAGAGCAGCTGGGGCAGCGCCTGAAGTGTCGCCCCTGCGCAGAGCGCGGGCTGGCCAGCAAAAACATCACCATTGTGCCGTACTATCGATGTGACGTGGCAGTCGCCGTAAAGGCGCTATGAGATCCCAAGGGCCTCTTCCCAGGGGACGACGCGGTGCAAGCGCACCTCATCTCGCGCAAACTCTAAATCCTTGGGCGGATTGAACTGCTCCACGATAATTTTCGTGGGGGTACGAGCCTTCAACCTTTTAAGGAACGCCTTGCCAGGCTCGCCGGTCTCATCGGGTAGCATCTCCACCACGACATCGTCGCCGATCTGCGGCGCCCGGTTGGGATTGATGTAGAATGTCGCGTTGGGGCGCCACGCCGGGTACATGCTGTCGTTGCTAACCACCAGGGCGAAGAGGCCGCGGACGCCGGCCAAGGCCGGCGGACGGATCGCATAGTCGTTCTCCTGGCCGTTCATCTGGAAGTCGGCATCGTCGCCGCCGACCGCGATTCCACGAACCGGCACGTCCCTGGCGAGTCCTTGAAGGCTGGAAAAAGCTGGGGCGGTCGTGGCAAGCCGAACGCTCGCTTCCTGCCCCGGTCCTGGACGCAGTGAACTCCGGTTTGGGGAGTAGGCGACCGCCACCTTAGGGCCTGCGGATATCGAACGTCGAATGGCCTCGGCAAAAGGCGGGTCACTTAAAACGACGTTCAGCGATTCAGCGACCTTTAGGAGATTTTCGGGGGAGGGGGTCGTTGCCCCTGTTTCCCATTGTGAGATCGCGGGCGAGCTTACGCCCAACTGGCGGGCCAGATCGACCTTCTTCATCCCTCTCGCCATGCGCGCTTCACGCAGCGCGTCGCCAAGTTCGTTCGCCATGCGAAATCGAATAAGCGTCACTTACTGACTTTCAAGCAAAGTCTCACTTGCGCACTTTCGTAAGCCGTGCTTATGATAAGCGCATGAGCGAAGCAGCCCTTAAGAAAGCAATCGAATTGGCAGGCGGTCACGCCGCGCTTGCGCGGTCGCTGGGCATCAGTTCGGCGGCCATCAGCCAATGGCAGGCGTGCCCCCCGCTTCGTGTTCTGAAGGTCGAAGCAGCGTCCGGCGTCCCGCGCCACGAGCTTCGCCCTGATCTGTATCCGCCTCCGGTCGCCGACCATCTGCTTCCTCACGTGCAGAGCGCCCACGCATGACTTCCCCCCATCCGCGCCCCGGCGCGTCCGAAGCCCTCCTGGGCAGTTCCTCCCGAGACTCCGGCGGTCGGCCTACGTCGACCGCCGCTTTTGAGGACGAGGATCGCGCCGAAGGTATCGACATCGCCTTGGCCCTAGCCGCCCTCGCGTGGCTCGCCCCGGTCGTCCTCTTCAATCTCTTGGTGGGCTGACATGGTCGCCCCGCTGCCTGTTCGGGAATACGCCAGCGAAGCCGAGATGCGAGCGCGGTACGCGGCGCTGCATCGGGCGACCTTCGCGCATCGAGATGTCGAGGCCAAAGCCCCGGCATTTCAGGACCGGCCGGCAATCGCCCGAGATTTCGGTCCGATCCCGCCGCCAGATATCGAGGTGACGCGCGAGGCGTACCGTCAGGCGCAAGAGGCGATGGCCGAAGGACGTCGCGCTCATCTCGCGGATCGTAAGTCCCTCACCGATTGCCTGCGGATCACATGCGCGGTGACTGGTTTTTCGGCTGACGACATCAAAGGCTCGCGTCGCTTTACCGATGTCGTCAAAGCCCGCCAAATCGCGATGTTTCTCATGGCAAGGCTCGGCAAGCGGTCTGCGCCCGAAACCGGCCGCTTCCTCGGTGGCCGCGACCACACAACAGTTTTGCATGGCGTTCGGCGCGTCGATGCCATCCTTCGCGCTCACCGGATCACGGATCTTTCCGATCCTCTCAAAATCGCCCAGCGGCTTTGGGAAGCCGACTGGACGGAGGCCGCGCGATGATCGCGGCCCCCCATCAGAAGCAGTTCCAACTGTATTCCAGACCAATCCAGCGCGCCCTGGCAGGGGCAGATGCCGGATACCTTTCGTGTGTAGTCGATGCGTACCGGGCGGCTCGCTGCTCTACCTCCATCGCACATGCCGAACTCGCTCCCGCTGTCGATGAGCAATCGACCACGGAGCAACGGACATGGGCATCCACAAACCACGGACAAACCATCCAGGAGAACGTGCCGTGAGCGCGTCCCTTTATCTTGATGGCGCCAAAAGCCTAGCTGAAGCCTGCCTTGCGCGTGAAGTCTCTCGCCATGGTGTCAATCGTGAGATTGCCCGCAATCGCCTGGCAAGCCGCCTCGGGTGGCCGCCAGGGACGCTCTACAATCTTCTGAGGGACCGTCTGAAAAAGCTGGATGGCGATCTTCGTGAGCAGCTTACCGCGTATGCGATCAAGGACCTGAAGCATGAAATCGAAGGTCTCACCCGCGAGTTGGAGAACGCTGAGCGCCTGGGCCGTTCGCAAGATCCGTCGCTGGTTTGCAAAGCGGCTGCGGTCTTAGCGGAAGCGCAATCCCTACATGCCCGCCTAGCAGGCGAGGTGGCGCGATGACCGAGCCGCAGCGCGAGGGCCGCAAAGACGACACTGGCAAGGACCCATGGGACCTTGCCCCGTTCGACGCCTTCCGCGCCATCGTCGGCGTTCTGGCGTTCGGTGCCAAGAAGTACACTACTGAATTCAGTTGTGACGTGACCGGAGCAGCAACTTGGCTGACGCAGCACCTCCAGACGCTCGATCCGTCCTGTGCCATCCAGATCGCCGTCGATACAGCCAGGGGCTTTGCCGATCCTGCTACGAACGACAGCTTCGTGCATCTGATCCGGAGTACGCCGAGCGCCAGCGCGAAAACAGACGCGCATGGGGTCAGCGAAACCAAGAGCGCATCAGAGAACATCAGGAGCGCCGAAAAGCCTGCCCCGTCGCTCGTGAGCGCGATGCCCACTCACATCGCACGAGACGCCTCCGGAGCCTTGGCGTCACAGCAGACGACGTCGAACGCGTCCGCCGGCATCAACAGGATCGGTGTGCAATCTGCCGGCGGGATCTCGCCGACGTGGGTGCGACGCATCTTGATCACTGTCACACAACCGGACGGTTCCGAGGCGTCTTATGCAGCAGATGCAACAACGGCATCGGCATGCTTTGCGAAGATCCAGAACTTCTGCGTCGAGCGCTTTCCTACCTTGAAAAGCCTGTCGCGGATCAAGTTCTCGGGCAGCGCTGACGAGATCACCGTCATTATTCCAGGCGCCCGCAACTGGGAGCAGGGCATGGCTTGGTCGCGCCTCTACGCTGCGACCTTCCGGCATCTGACCGCTTGGTGGGGCGGCGAGCGCACCGACCAAGAGACCGGGCTGTCACACCTCGCGCATGCCGGCTGCTGCGTCTGCTTCCTCATCGCGTTCGAGCTTCGCGGCATCGGCACCGATGACCGGCCGGAGGGGTCCCGATGAAACAGTCCGAAGCCTGCATCCAGGGCGAGATCATCGTCGCCATGAGCCGGACGTTCAATGCCCGGACCGTACACGTGCCGAACGGCGGCAAGCGGTCGGCGCGTGAGGGTCTTGCCCTGCGCTCTATGGGCGTGTGGGCCGGTCATCCGGATCTCATCGTCTACGGTGAGAACGGCCGGGACTTCCTGATTGAGGTCAAGGAGCAAGTTCTGGTGCGCGAGCGGGACGTGCCGACCGATCAGCGGTTCGACACCCTCGACCCGAAGCAGAAAGACGCCGTTCTGGAACTGAGAACGCGCGGAAAGATCGTCCACGTCGTGGACAATGTCGAGGACGCTTTAGCGGCCGGCCGTGCCTTCGGGCTGGCGCCCAAAGTGATCCGTAGGAGTCTGGCCGAGGTCTGCGCCTAGCGCAGCCGGGCCGCCATCCCGTCGCCGCCTCGGCCAGACGACCCCAGGCGATTGTGGAAGCGGCCACCCCCAACTAAGGAGCGAAATCATGGCGATTTCCTGGGATACCCTGAACCAAAAGAAGAAGCCCAAACCTCCGTGCATCCTACTGTACGGGCCGGAAAAAGCCGGAAAGACCACCCTGGCGAGCGAGTTTCCAGGGGCCGTGTACCTCCAGGCGGAAGAGGGTGACGGCGTCCTCGACATTCAGTCGCTCGGCAAGATCGAGAGCTATGCCGAGCTGATGGACGCCATCGGCATGCTCTACAACAACGAGCACGAATTCCAGACCGTCGTCCTCGACAGCATTACCGCGTTGCAGCCCCTCGTGTGGGCGGAAACCGGCGCGCGCGGTGACGACAAGGGCGCCAAGAAGGAGCGAATCGAGGATTTCGGCTACGGCAAGGGCTACCTCTACGCGCTCGCCGTCTGGCAGGAAATTCTGGAAGGCTTGAACGCCCTGCGTAACGAGCGCGGCATGACCATCATCATGATCGCGCACTCGAAGATCGAGCGGTTCGAGGACCCGGAGACCGCCGGGTATAACCGCTATGACATCGATCTGCATGACAAGGCGCGCGAGTACCTGAAGCGCGAGGCCGACGCGATCCTCCTTCTCAAGCCGGACGTGATGGTGAAGTCCGAGGACAGCGGGTTCAACAAGACCCGCGCCATCGCGCAAGGCGGCCGGTCGGTCTGGGTTCATGCCACGTCGCGCCCGGCCTATGCCGCTGGCAACCGCTACGGCATCCCCGAAAAGACGCTCTACGAGAGCGGCAAGGGCTACGCGGCCCTCGCCCCGTACTTCCCCCATCTCGCCGTCCCCCTCGCCATCGCTGCGGAGTAAGCCCCCCATGTCCGACTTCCTGAGTTCGTTCGATCCCACTTCCATTGACATGACCGACGAGCGCGGCGGCGGTGACTTCTCGCCCCTGCCGAACGGCGACTACCTTGTCCAGGTCATTGAGGCCGAGATGAAGGACACCAGCACGGGCGGTGAGATGCTGCGCCTGACGCTGGAGGTTCTCGACGGCCCCCGGCCAGGCGCCCGCGTCTGGGAGAACCTGAACGTCGTCAACAAGAACCCCGACACCGAGAAGTACGCCCGCCGCGATCTCGCGACGATCATGTCCGCCATCGGCCAGGGGCCGACCAACGACCTGACGACGCTCCACGGCCGACCGTTCACGGTGACGCTCAAGACCAATCCCGGCCGGTCCTACAATGGCAAGGAGTACGGCCCGAGCAACGGCGTGAAGCGCTACCACGGCAAGGCCGGGCCAGCCGGTCCGCCCAAGGCGGCTCCGGTCCGTCAGGCCGCACCCGCTGCGCGGGCCTGGGCCAACAAGGCGCCCGCCCGTTCCGTGGCGGCCGGCGACCAGCCGCCGTTCTAGCGCCGCCGGGGCGGCGGTTCCTCCTGGCAGACGCGCCGCCGCCCCTTCCACCCCAGCCTGACGAAACAACATCACGCGGAGCGCGCGACCGATGGCCGATGAAACACGCCCTGACAAGGGCAACGAAGACAACCGACTGACACGTTTCGCCATCAACGATTGCGAGCTATCGGTTCGAACAACCAACGCACTCCAGCGGTATGGCCGCTACAAGACTCTGGCCGATCTGGACGCGGCTACAGACGATGAATTGCACCGCATTCCCCATCTGAGCACGAAGGGGATTTCTGAGGTTCGCGGCGCCATTCGAGCGGTTCGTTTTGGGGCGCTGTCTCTCGACGACGAGGTGATCGCTTGGGCTCAGGCCCATCTCACTCTGGTTCGCGCGCTGATGAACGGTGAGGCCGTCATCGTCCCTCGCAGTGGCGAGGTGGCAGCATGACCGGCACCACCCTCCCACCCCCCACCATCACCGCCGTCACCCTCATCGATGACGCCTACGCCGCCAAGGCCCGCAACGGGGACGGCGCCGGAATTGGCATGTCGTCGGTCTCCCACGAGTGCCTGCGGTCGCTTTGGTATTCGTTTCGATGGGTAGCCGAGCCGGAACAGGTCGAGGGCCGCAAGGAGCGGATCTTCAAGACCGGCAACATCTACGAGACGCGGCTTCTGGACGATCTGCGCGCCATCGGCTGCGACATCCGGGAAATCGATGAGACCACCGGCCAACAGATGCGGGTCGAACTGGCCGGCGGGCACCTGCGCGGCAAGGTCGATGGCGTACTGACGGGCTTCCACACCGACCCTGCTCTTGAGCGTGTCGTTGAGGCTAAGAGTATGAACGAGCGCACGTTCAAGGCGCTCGTGAAGGCCGGCACGGTGCGCGAGGGCAAGCCCGAACACTACGCCCAGCTTCAAGCCTACCTCCACGGCAGCGGCATTCGGCACGGCATCTACATCGCCGCGTGCAAGAACGACGACGCCATTTACGTCGAGGAAGTGCCCTATGATCCGGCCTACGGCGTCGCCATGGTCGCCCGTATCGAGCGGATCGTCGCCATGGATGAGCCGCCGGCCCCGCTCTACGGCAAGGTCGAGCGCGGGTGCTTCTTCTGCCGGGCCAAGGCGCAGTGCCATGAAGGCGCCTGGGCGCGAGTGAACTGCCGGACATGCCTGGAGTCAGAGGCTCTGGACGGCCCGCAATGGCGCTGCCGGATGACCGGCCGAGTGCTGTCCTACAACGATCAGCAAGCCGCCTGCGGGGGGCACCGCTTCATCCCTGGCCTAGTGCCGGGCGAGCAACAGGACGCCGATCCCGAAACGCGCGCGATCACCTATCGGCTGGCCGATGGGGCGATCTGGGTGGATGGCGGGGAGGTGGCGGCATGACCGAGCAAATCGAGGCGCTGCGCTACGACCTTATCCGCATCATGGCCGATCTGATCCGAGCCGAGGACGCGGCGACGGCGCTGGTCGCGCTGCGGCTGATTTCCGAACGAGTCGAGGTGGTCCTAAGCACGATGGAGGCAGGCCATGCCCAAGCGCGATGATCGGTCCGAGTACGAAAAACTCCCCAAACGCGTTCGCTCCGTCATTGAGCATTGTCGAAACGGCAAGACTCTTTGTCGTGGGTATAGGCCGCGCGCCATCGGCGAAGAGGCTGA